GCGGTGGCGGTGGCGGTGGCGGTGGCGGGACCAGGCCCCTCAGATCTGGCGGAAACCCAGCTGGACTGTGCGTGGGTTCTGGAAAACCTCCCTCCGCGTCTCTCCGGGGTTTTGCGGATGTACTTTCTGGAAGACAAAACCCTGAAGGAGGTTTCAGAGATCGGGGGGGTTTCGATCCAGCGGGCTGACCAGCTCGTGAAAAAAGCTTTGGAGTTGGCACGCGATCTGCTACAATCCGAAAAATGAACTCCGTCGATCTCCACTCACTCGCTTCCTCACCACGGGTCGATCGCGTCGAGGTGGCCCGCATCCGCCGCGACGTTCCAGATCCGTGGCAGCTGCGCGTTGTGTTGCTCAATGGGGAGAGCCGGGTCTTCCGGGCCGAGACTCTCACCGCCGCCGCAGACGCAGCGAAGGAGTGGCTCGCGTGAACTTGGAGGAGTACGGGGTACCCCCGATCTCTGCGCTGCACGCGCAGTACGCCGCGCTGAACAAGCTGCTGGCGAAAGCGAAGGAGCGCGACGACACTGCTGCTCTGGGCATGGCGGTCAGCCGGATGCTCGGAGACAAGGATTTCGCGGCTTGGATTGCGCAGGACAAGCGCATTCCGGCCAGCATCAGCACGCCGGCCGAGTGCTGGCTGGTGGCCCAGCGCTACCTGTACCGCATTCTCTACGCCCGCGACTACGCAGGCGCCGCACTGCTGCTGTGGGGACCTGAGGTTTTTGATCCAAGACCAAGGAGCTGCCGGCTGATATTTGGAGCGCTGCACAAGAACGCGTTGGTGAACGCCATGGGCGGTGCCTCATCGTCCAAATGCCTGGGCCGTGGAACGATGGTGATGATGGCGGACGGAACTACTCGTCCCGTCGAGGACATAGTCGCCGGAGACCTGCTCATGGGCGATGACTCGACTCCGAGGACAGTTCTGTCGCTGGCCAGAGGTAGGGAGAAACTCTACGAGGTGATCCCGTCCGCTGGAGACCCGTGGGTTTGCAACGAGTCCCACATCCTATCGCTGAAATGCGCTTACGACAAGCTCACCAGACACGGACGTCCGGTAAAGGGAAGGTCAAAAGGAGATGTACGTGACATTCCACTACGTGATGTCTTGAAACAGTCAGGGTCCGACCGTCGTATCTGGAAGCAGTACAGGGTCGGATTTGAACTACCGAAGCGCCCCACACCGGTTGACCCGTACTGCTACGGAGCATGGTTGGCAGACGGAGGTCTGAACCTCCCGGTCGTGCACAAGCCTAAGGGAGCCATGACCGATGCTTGGTGCCAGTACTGGGAGTGGCGCGGTGCACGGATCCATGAGATAAAGGACGAGAGATCTACCTGCTCAGCTTGGTTCGTCCGGTACGACGGTTTCAACCCATGCACCGAGTTCGTGAAGACGAGCACTGTAGACGGAGTGAAGCGGATCCTTCCGGACTATTTGCTTTCCAGCCGTTCGGACAGGCTCCAGCTTCTCGCCGGGATCTTGGACGGTGACGGTTTCGCACTCCAAGGCCACTTCACTATGTCAGCAAAGGATGTTGGGTTTGCTGACGATGTCACCCGGCTGGCACGGTCCCTAGGGTTTTATGTCAGCAACACAGAGATCACTGGGACTATCAAGTCCATCGGGTTCGAAGGGAAGTACCGGATGCTGTACATCTCAGGTGACGTTCATCTTATCCCAACAAAGCAGAAGCACCCGACGCTGAAGAAGTCCACCCGGGATCCGATGCTACAGGAACTTACATTCCGTGACTTGGGAGAGGGAGACTTCTTCGGGTTCGAGCTGGATGGTAACCGGAGGTTCCTGCTTGGGGACTGCACGGTAACTCACAACACATACTCAGGAGTTGCGTACACACTTTTGGACTGGCTGCTCGATCCGGAGTGGACATCAATTCTGCTCGTCGGTCCGGACAGTGATCACCTTCGCCGCAACATGTTCGGCGACCTGGTCCGGCTTCACGAGGGTTCTGTGATCCCTCTTCCCGGAAAGGCCGACACCGAGTCTCTCAGCACGGACAAGCGCCGCGGCATGGGCTTCTTCACCGTCGCGCTCGACCGCGGCCCCGCCGCGTCCGCCAAGCTCAAGGGAGCCAAGACAAAACCCCGGAGCGGGTCCGATCACCAGCTCTTCGGACGATCATCCCGACTCCGGATCCTCATCGACGAGGCGCAGCAGGTTCCCGTCAACGCTTGGGGGATGTTGATCAACGCAATCTCAAACAAAGAATCCGATGAGCACTTGAAGGTTTACTGCGCCGCCAATCCCTCCGATGAATCCAGCGTCTACGGGAAGAACTGCAAACCCTCCGGAGGTTGGACAGCGATCGACAGCGTACAAGAAACCTGGATGTCCGAGACCGGGTGGGCAGTCGTCCGGCTCAACGCGATGCTTTCCGAGAACGTCAGGTCCAGGAAGACCATCTTCCCCCGCCTCATCAATTACGAGAAGGTCATGGCGATCATCCGCGCAGCCGGAGGAGACGATCAAGCCCCGGAGGTCTACACTCAGGTCTACGGGATGTTCCCTCCGACCGGCAGCAAGGCCGCCGTCATCAAGCCGACGCACGTCGAGCTCAGCCGCGGTGAGTGGATCTTCAGCGGACCAACGACTTCGTACATGTCATTCGATCCTGCATACACCGGTGACCGCCCTGCCGTAGCCGCAGGCCGGTACGGAATGGCCTCCGCTTGGATGGACTACGCCGGAGAGATCCACAAGTTGAAGCACGAGATGCCGGCGATACAGGTCGACAGCGTAGGTGTGCTCACACGCGGCGACACTCAGGACATGGCGGACGAGATCTTCATCACCGCGAAATCCCTAGGAGTCGCAGCCGAGTGCTTCGGCATCGACCGCACCGGAATCGGCCAGGGTTGCCACGACATAATCCGGCGCCAGTGGGGCAAGGCCGTGCACGGCCGGAACAACCCGGAGCCCGCCGACATCCTCGGCATCTGCTACTCAGAGCGTGCGAGTGATACCAAGGTGCTCGATGAAGACACAGACGTACCGGTAAACATGTACGACAACACTGCCAGCGAGCTGTGGTACGCCGCAGGCAAGCTGTTCGAGCGCGGTGTGATCCGGATGGGCAAAGGCGTGGACAAGTTGGCGTTCGACGAACTGGTTGGCCGGCGAGGTGGAAGGGTCACGGGCAAGGCCCGCAAGCTCAGCGTCGAGAGCAAGGACGCGTACAAGGCCCGTGGCAACTCATCGCCCGACTTTGCCGACACCGTCACGATGCTCATCCACACGATCCGTGTCCGTGAGGACTTCGCGCCGAAGGCTGAGAAAACCCCGGAAGCCAGGGAAGAGGTCGTGGACAATTGGGCTCCGGTGAACGCATGGGACAGCGTTGGAGACGTCGGAGGTCTCGGAACAGTTAGTGTTGACATGTCTCGGTTGCTCGACAATCGTGACTGAGGAGCAGGTGCCTTGGTTTCTCGATGAGCCCGTGTTGATCCACCTGCGCGTTGCACCCGGAGACGTGATCCCCGGGAGTCCCTAAAGGGTACGCGACAACGGAGCAGATCACGATCATGCCGGACCAGATAGTCCGGCATGATTCGTTGTTGACACCTGCTCCACCAGCTGCATCGTGGTGGTCCTTCAGCAGGAACAACCACCAAAACAACACCATGATCAAGAAAGCACTACAATTCGTCGGGCGATCCATCGCCTCGGTCTTCGGAGCTTCCGAGAAACGCAAGACACTGGACGACGGAAGCCGGAAGGTCACCACCAGAGAGGAATGGCTGCGAGAACGCCGCCGGCAGCACTGCATGTGCAACCAGCTCGTCTTCGGAGCACCGCGTGGAACCAAGTCCCACCGACTGTGCTACTACCGCTACAACCCTAGCTGGTTTGCTCCGGCGAAACAGTGGACCTGGATGGACTCCGCAGTTGAATCCTGAGACAACATGATCATCCTCATCAACGGCCTACCGGGTTCCGGTAAAACAACTCTCGCCAAGGCGCTCTGCTCTGTCACCGGCGGAGTCCACGTCAACGCTGACGAGGTACGGAACGGACCGATCTCTTCGGATCTCGGCTTCACCGCGCTCGACCGGGAGAAGCAGGCGGCACGGATGGGCGCAATCGCCAAGATCATCCACGGCAGCGGGAAGATCGCTGTCGTAGACTTCGTGTGCCCAACGCCGGGCACCCGGACCATCTTCTGGGCGGCGTGCGGTGTGGAGCGCTCCGGACCTATCTCGAAGGCAGCACGTGGAACGGAGACGTGCTTCGTCTTCGTCGACCGTATCGAAGAGGGGCGGTACGCAGACACAAACCAGGTGTTCTGCCGCCCGGATCTTGAGTGCGACTTCACAGTGACCAAGGACTTCGCCCCTGAGTACTGGGCCGACCGGATCCGCCGGGTTATCCTGCCAACGTTCGACCCAAAGGCCCCGACTGCGCTGCTGATCGGCAGGTACCAGCCGTTCCACCGCGGCCACCGAAAGCTCGCCGAGGCCGCGATCAAGCGGGTCGGCCAGGTCTGCATCGCTGTGCGGGACACTCACGGCACGAGTGCGAAGGATCCCCTTCCTGCGCACGAGGTGGAGGCGGCGATCCGGACCGGGATGAGCGGTCTGGAAGGCCGGTACACCGTGTTGCACCTGCCGAACATCACGAACGTGTGCTACGGCCGGGACGTCGGGTACAAGATCGAGAGGATTGATCTTGACGCAGAGACGCAGGCAGTGTCTGCTACTGAGGTACGGAGGAAAGCCGGAATCACATGAACGAACCACCCACACACTCATCGGCGGTCCGCCAGGATCTCCGCACCCTCAGGCTGATCCTTGTCGAACTTTGCAACCGGTTCGACCGGTTCGTCGAGCGTAGATTTCCCATCACGTTCGATGTGCTCTGGATAGCCGGCGAGGTCTGTGAGGAGATTCTATCCGGAGCCTGGAACACAATCACTGGATCGAACAATCTGTATGATTGACTCGTCAGAAGACTCTGAGAAGAACCGGCTCTACGAGCAGCTCTGCAAGACCTCGAACGGACTTGCAGAGCACTTCGAGTCGGTGCAGATCCTAGTCTCCTACGTCGACTCGAAGAACAACACGGTGAGCATGTATGCCGGATCCGGAAACTGGCACGCCCGGCAGCACATGGCCCAGGATTTCATCCAGAAGTCCGACGCACGCACGAAGGCACACATCGACTGTGACGTGCGTGACGAGAGGTACGGCAATGACTGAGGACGAACTCTCCAAGTTGGCACATGATGCCAGCCAGTCTGTCATGGGCTTTGCTACGGAGCAAGACCCAGCAGCTGCACTGCTCAAGGCCCTTGGCTTCGAGCACCTGGAGAAGCGACTGTGGCACCGGCCCGGTGGGATCGCTGCGGAAGTCACGGTCTACGGCAGGATCCGCCTCACAATCGTCCGGGACGGATTCAGCTTGCAGTCCGGAACCTTCGAGGTACGTCGCTTCCGGAAGGCCCTGGAGGTCCTGCTTGCTGCTGCGGAAGAGCTGGCAAAGCCTGAGCCTACTGTACCTGCCGGTTTCCTGTTGACACATCACACGTAATTGTCACGATCACAGAAGTCAGACAAACAAAACAACAACATGAACGTCATCCTGATCACATTCGGAATCATCGCCTTGTTCTTCGCTTCGGTAATCTTTGGCCCCAGGCTCGCGTGCAAGACCGCACTCGGACGACGCCTCCTCCTCCCTGTCGCATTCGTCGACTACGAGAACGGATGCTTCGGACTCAAGGAGCAGACTCTTCTCCGGAAGATACTCACAGCCGTCACCATCCCGTTGGATGGCGTGGTGAAGGCAATCTACCAAGCCGCAACCGGCCGAGAACTAATCTGGCTGTACGAGCCCTTCAAGGGTCCGGTGCAGTTGATGTCGCCCATCGCTTGGGAGGGTCGTGATGCCACCGACCAAGAGAAGCGGATGTACTTGGACCAGCGCATCCTCGCCATCAGCGCAGTGATAACCGGAAAGAACTACCGGTCCATGTGCTACACCCGGCTCGCCGAGATCCCGCAGAAGCAGGTTCCCGGGTCCACCGACTGCATCTACCAACTCGTCCTGTTCTGATTTTCCACGCTGGAGTGTTGTGCATGGGAGATCCTGCACTCGGCGGAGAAGCCGCATGAATCACCAGCAGCTCACCGATAACGAGCGGAACCTCGAAACCCTCCCTTCACCGGGAGGGTTTCTTGTTGCCACTCATCTGGATCCTGTGGTACTTTCCAGACCATGAGCATGACCGTCAACAAAGGTATGGTGCCTCCGGGTGGTTGGCACTTTGTGGCCGACAAGGTCCGGCTGGTTGCTGGAACCTACGAGGAACTGGAGGACATGCTCTTCAAGCACCGTGTCCGGATGGGTCAGCGAACAGACGCTGTCCGGCAGGAGATCGACCGGTACTACTGTGCGCAGTGGCCGAGCTACTGCCAGGAGCGTGGACCGATGAACCCGTCCAGCGTGCAGGCCCCGATGGACAAGCGGGTCGCCCGCTACGCCAGCCTGCTAGCCGCCCAGATGCCGGCCGGTGGCTATCCTCTGGTCCAGCAGACCGAGGCGGTGGCTCGTGCGGAGATCTGCGCCAAGTGTCCGAAGAACCGGGCGTGGAAGATTGGATGCCGAAGCTGCACCGGTGCCACCGCCCAGATCCTCGTCGGTATGCGCAAGATGCGCAACACACCGCTCGATACCAGCCTGCGGGCCTGCGAAGTATTTGGGTGTGAGCTCCAGACAGCAGTCCACCTTCCGTCTGGTGCTGGGTTCCAACCTGGTACTCCGCCAGAGAACTGCTGGCATAAGGCTTGACTTCGACAACCGAAGGAGCAGGATCCATGCCATGGACATCTTCAACATTGTCTTCCAGACTTTTTGGCACTGGCTCGGAACATTCCTACTCCTGGTACTCGTGGTAGAGCTGATCAGCCGGATCGTCGGATCGTTCGGAACACGTCCGACGTACATCAAGGCAGATCACGTCACTGTCGAGGCTTCTGAGGCAAACATCAAGGTCAAGTGAGACAAGAAAACCCCGAAGGAATGAGGCTGCACTGGAAAACCACCCTAACGTTTGTCAGGGCCGTACTGCGTTCTCTATCAGGCAGGATCTCTGGGACGCCGATCCTGGTGAAACCTCACGTCCGGGATTTCCGTCTCAGGATCTGCAACGGTTGCGTCCGGAACGTCGACGGCCAATGCACCCACTGCGACTGCTTTGTTGACGCCAAGACCTGGGTGTCCACAGAGAGCTGCCCTGCGGGCTGGTGGCAAAGTATGGTACCATCTCTTAGCACGGCCCTTCGCCAACGCTTCTTCCGCCCAAGGCCTCCGTCGTCTTGACCGCGGTCCCAGTCACCTGAGAAACTCTCGTCAATGGCAACTCCTCGTCACAACCCGAATCTCCCGCCCGATTCAGACGTCAAGAACCCTGGGAACGTGATTCCTTCCGCCGGTCAGGCGACGATCGACGCTCCAGAGATAATGGACGATGGTCAGCTGGACCTGGAGGGTTTGTCGGTCAAGACGGCCGTCCACGCCTACGAGATCTGCACAGCGGCAGAGCAGGCCAACAAAATGCGCAGCATGCGGACGGCCGACATCCAGTCTCTCTACGATGGTGCGGCTCCAGGATCTACAAGCGATGCCCAGAGCAAAGGTATGGCGTGGCAAGCCAACGCCTCTACCAAGTTCTTGGCCGGTCTTGTTGATCCGGCCGTGATGCGTGCGATCCAGTCGGTCAACGGGCAGGTGTACATAACAAAGTCAGCTCTCCCGCACTCCGCGATCGACTGGAAGGAGAAATCCGGAAAATTCCAATCGACGACGACCAGGGTTATCCGGGCCTGGAACGGGTTCAATGACTTCATCTCGAAGTTGGCGAATGAGAACTTCCTGCACGGCTATGCCTACGCCTGCTGGATGGACAGCCAGACCTGGAAACCAACCTTCTACAAGCAAGAAAATTTCTACGTCCCTGAGGAGTCCGACCAGCACGCTGAGGACCTACAGTTCTGTGTCGCGAAGCACGACTACCCGCTGCACGATTTCATCGAGTTGTTCACCGACGAGTCCTCGGCCGAGTCAGCCGGCTACGACATTGAGAACTGCGTCTACGCCGCGAACCATGCCAACATCAAGAACCCGCGGGAGGACGCGCAGGTCACCCAGTTCCGCAAGTTCGCCGAGATGATCTCCGAGGGTTCCCTCGGTCTCACCTACACCAAGGTTGGCCAGCGAATCGTCAAAGTCTGGATGCTCTGGAACAAGGAGTACGACGGTCAGGTCAGCTTCTGGCTGATCGACCGCGACAGTGGGAAGCTACTCCGGTATGTGAACAAGTGCTACAAGAGCATGACCGATGTTATCAACGTCTTCACGTTGGAACCCGGAAACGGGCACATCCACTCTTCGAAGGGCATCGGCCGCAAGCTAGCCGGTCTGGTCGTGATGACAGAGAAGATGCGCAACCGCTGCTTCGACGGTGCGTTGATGGGCGGTATGCTCATGATGCGTGCCGATGCCAAGGACAGGGCGAAGCTCCAGAACACTGTCATGGGACCGTTCATGGTCTTCGACAAGAACATCGACCTGGAGCAGAACCGGATGGGCATAAGTGGTGACACGTTCGTCGCCATGGACAACGTCCTGTCAGCGTGGGCTCAGCAGTCTAGCGGAAGCTACGTCTCGGCGATGATTGGTCAGGACGGTCAGCGTAAAACAGCGACTGAAGCCTCAATCGACTCAACCCGTGAACAGGAGCAGGGTGACGCAGTACGCAGCCGCTGGATCGACCAGTTTGCTCAGATGGTCAACCAGATGCAGCGCCGGCTCTACAGCGATGAGAGCATCGCTGAGGCAAAGCGCGAGTTCGAAGCGTCTACGAAACCTGACTACAAGAAGCCGGAGGACGGAGAGTTTGAGCCCCAGATCGTCGCGATAATCGAACTCTTTGCGTTCGGACTGACAGAGGATGAGATCAAGTACCTGCGCAACGCGCCTTCTTCTGGACTCGCCACTATCGAAGACGCCATGCTCGGTGCCGGAATCGGAAGGGTTGCAGCGGCCTACACCGGAAACCCGATGATCGACCAGGTCGAGCTTCTCAAGCGCTCTGTCGAGGCCCTCGCCGGTCCTGAGGCTGTGAGAGCCTTGGTGATCCCTGAGATCAGCCCGACGATCGAATCAGAGCAGGCCAGACTCCAGCTGATGGAAGTCACGTCCATGGCCACCCTAGGCCTTCCTGTTCCGATCAGCGCACGCGACAACCACCTCATCCACGCGAAAACCCTCCAGCAGCTCATCACCGCGACGTTCCCGACGCTCTCGAAGAACCCGAACGGTGACCAGAAGCTGATGAAGGCGCTGGAACTGGCGTCCAATCACATGGCCGAGCACCTTGAAGCTCTGTCGAAGGTCGGAACTGTGGATCCGGAGCTCACGAGATTCCACAAGCAGTTCGTCGAGGACTACAAGCGCGTTGTCCAAGTGCACGCTGGTGTTGCAGTGACGAACCAGATTGTGGCCGGCACCGCCGCAGCCGTGGCAGAAGCCAAAGCCGCCCAAGGCCAAGGTCAGACACAAGGTCAAACTTCCCCTGATGGACAACCACAGGATCAGCCAGCAACCCAAGCCCAAGCTCCTACACCTCTCAGCCCTGAGGAACGACGCCAGATCCTCGCAAACGTCGCCCGCAACGATGCTGACGACAAGACCAAGCTCTCCGCTGTAACCCTAGACGCCAAACTGGACGCCGGGATCCCGTTGGAGCAAGCTCCAGCAGTACCAACCCAAGTCATCTGATTGCCATGCTAAAAAACCTAGCCATCGTCCTACGCGCCGCGCAGCTCTACAGCCACGCGGCTCACAACCTGATCAGCGGTGAAAGCTTCTTCGCCGACCATTCCTTCGCAGGTGACGTCTACGGTGCGATGGAGTCAGCGTACGACTCTGTCGTCGAGCGTGCTATCGGTACCGGGGAGAAGCTGGACCTGCTTGTGATGAATGTCTCAGCGGCGAAGCTGGTGGCAGACTGCAAGACAGGTACGGTATCCGACATCTTCGAACAGCTCCTTGAGAACGAATCGAGCCTCCGCCGAGAGATAGAGGCCGCACACGACGGAGCATCAGCCGGTACGATCAACATGCTCGACCAGCTCTCCGACGACTCCGAGGTCCGGACCTACAAGATCCAGCAGCGCAGCAAGTAATTTGCGGTGCGCCTAGCGCTCCGTGTCCGGGTGGGTTTTCGTTGTTGTTTCCCCACACCGGACCAAGGGATGGCAGGGGGTAATTCCCCTGCCATTTTGTTGCAGCAGGTTCCGTGCCAAAATGGGTGTTGACAGAAACCTGTGATATGATACCGGTTCTCATCAATGAGTGATTCCAAAGAACAACCGAAGCAGATTCCTGGTGAAGTCCCACCGGAATTCATCGGATCGGTCCGGGCCATGTACTCCGCACCGGTTTTCCAGGTGCTGATCAAAGCACTACGAGAGCGGATCCCGGATCGACCGGATCCGAACATGGAATCCCACGTCGCAGCCCAGAACGCGATGCTGCGTCAGGGCTACGAACGCGCAATCGAAGACATTTTCAACATCGGCAACAACCCGGCCGTCATCGAGCCGGATCCATTCGCAAACGTCCTCAACACAGCTGACTGATTTCTATGGCAACTCCAAACATCGACAAAGACGCTCCGCCCCCGGAAGACATGGTCGCCGAAATGGCCGCCACGCTCAAATCCATGGGTGTCGACACAGGTGATATTCCAACATCGGCAGAAAAACCGGCAGGAACCGACGCTCCTGCTCCAGAACCCGAAGTTGTTGAGGACGAAGAGACCGACCCGAAGGTGGAACCCGAGGCTCCTGCCGAAGGTGAGACCGAAACCGAGGAAGATCCTGACGCCCCAGCCGAGGTTGATCCGAAGGTCACCGAAAAACCCAAGGAAACCGAACCAAAGGTCGAGCCCAAGGTCGAGCCGACGGCCGCCAAGCCCACTGAAACCGACCGGGACCACGATTTCAACATCCAGTTGAACCCGAACGTCGCCCCCCGTACCAAGCAGGTCATCGAGGACTTCAAAAAGAAGGGTATCGAGGCCCGCAACGAGCGCGACGCCATCAAAAAGCAGCTCGAAGAGACCCAGGCCAAGCTCAAAGAGGGCGGGATGGACGAACTCACCAAGAAAGAGCTCGAAGAACTCCGCCGGGAGGTCCGATCCGTCGCCATCGAGAAGGATCCAGGTCTCCGGATGCGCTACGACGAACGTATCAAGGCCAACGAAACCCGGGTTCTCAAATCGTTCGAGGATCGGTTCGAGGTAACACCGGAATTGATTACGGCCATCAAGTCTAAAGGTGTCACACTCAACACGATGTCGAAGTACATCAAGCAGCTTGAAGAGTCCGGCGACGTCGAGGCCGCCGACGAGATGCGAGAGATGCTCCGCGAGAATGCCAAGCTCACTCGTGGAAAGGCCGAGGAGATCGCAGCGATCCAGAAGGACTACGAAGGCTACCAAGCGCGGTCGAAGGCCGAGGAAGAGCGACAGTTCGCTGAGGCTACCGAGCGGTTCCGCGGTGCTCTGGTCGAGGATCTGCAATCCATCGGTCAGAAGTACCCAGAGTTCCGCCGTCCTCCACTCCCAGCCGAAGGTGACACCGATGCCGTGAAGAAGGTCAAGATGGAGGCAGTCAGCAAGTACGACAAGGACTTCGCTCAGGTTGTCCAGAAGATCAAATCCTGTAGCGAGGACCAGGTCCTACAGTTCCGCACCGCAGCCCAAGGAATCGTCTACCGGGATCACGTCATCCCATCACTCACCGCCAAGATCGCTGATCTGACTGCACAGCTCGAAGCTGCGAAGGGATCTCTAGGCAAGATCAAGAAGGCCGGATCAATGACCAAGGCCGTCAGCACCCCGAAACCTGCCGATGTCCGTCCGAACCGAGACGAGTCATCCGGTCAAGAAGACGGTGTTGATGCAATCATCGCAGCCGCCAAGGGTCTCGGTATCAAAGTCGACTGAGACACAACCAGGGACAACAACCAATGATCAAAGTTGAGAACATCGCCCGTGACTTCCTCAAGAAGCACGGGCCAGAGAAAACCTCCGAAGTCACCGGTGCAACGGTGGCCGAGGCTTCGGCCTGGGACGACGGCCGTTCGAAAGGCCCAAGCCTGAAGCAGCTCTCTGCGATGCTGACCTTCGACCCGGATCCGATCCACGCCGTGCATCCGCTCTATCAGCCCTCTGCTGATGAGGGTGGACGGCTGGCGATCCTGATGCCAACCAACCGGGACATCAAGTGGCAGACGATGCAGAGCATCAACCGACTCTTCGACTCGGCCAAGATGCGCCTGATCATCCAGCCAACCAACTTCCTGGTGCGCGGTCGCAACCAGCTGGCTTGGAAGTTCCTCCAGTCCGACTGCGAGTGGAGTCTCTGGGTTGATGACGACATGTGCCTGCCATGCGGGGATGCACGGTGGTTCAAAGCGGCTACATCCGCCCCGAACTTCCCGGACAGCTACGCTGGGATCAACGCCATCACCCGTCTGCTCTACACCGGTAAGAAGATCGTCGGTGGTTGCTACTTCAACCGGCAACCAGGAGGCCGTGGGCAGTACAACGAGGCCTACACGCTGGCAGAGTCAAACGCCATCGCCCACAATGGTCCACGCAACGACGTGCTGCCAACACGCTGGGTAGGTACTGGATGTCTGCTGGTTCACCGCTCGGTGTACCTCGACATCATCAAAGCCAAGTTGGTGGACCAGATCTCCGCCGACGAAGAGCGCTCCCAGGAGTATCGCTACGGATTCTTCAACCCGATTGGGGCCAATGGGGAAGACGTCAGCTTCTGCGACAGGGCCCACCGGGCTGGACACCAACCTCACGTCGACTTCGCAACGATGCCGGCGCACATTGGTCAGGCTTCGTACAACTTCTTCAATACACGATAATCATGAGTTCCACAACTACATTGGCCAACGGACAGGTAGTCCCGTCAGCCGGAATCATCTACCAACCCGCCAAGAAGGAGAAGAAACTCCTGGTCGTCGTGCAGTACTGGGCCGGAGACATCGCGCAGGCCGAGCAGCAGACAAACCTGATCGCTGACCTCGAACGGTTCCCCAACCAGAACGTCGACATCCTGCTCTTCGGACGCCGGGATGCCCCGAACTTCCAGATCGGCGCCGTCCAGCGCTTGCAAGCGAAGTTCGGCACGGTGCACCAACTGAAATGCCGGCGTATAGGTGCTACAGGGTACCCGTACGGTGCGAACGAGATGTTCTACGATCTCGTCCACATCATGGCGGAACCTCGGTTCTCCGAGAAGTATTTTGCATTCGTGAACCTCGAATCAGACTGCTGCCCGACAAACCCAGGTTGGACACAGCAGCTGATCGAAGCCTACCACACCGCGGAAGCGGAGGGGAAGGTGATGATCGGTCACCGCAACGAGAAGAACCCGGTGAAGCACTTCAACGGCGTGGGTGTCTACAGTTGTGAAAAAACTGTAAAACTCTTCGGACAGATCGCTGGCGGTCCAGCCATGGCGGCGTACGATCTGTACCACGCCCAGAAGTTCCTGGCCGTCGGCAAAGACGTCCCGGAGATCTACCTGGACTTCAACCGTCCGACCATCACCGCAGACGAATTGTTCGCCAAGCGCAAACTGGATAAAACCCCGGCCCTTTTCCACGGCGTGAAGGACGGAAGCGCCTTCGCCAGCGTCCGCTCCAGGCACGTCACGCTCGACAAGAACAAGGATCTCAGCCACACCACCGTCTTCACCTTCTTCGATGCCGTCCCAGAGTTGGACGCCAACGAGCAAAAGAAGCAGATCGGACTCTGGAAGGAAGCGTGGCTGTCCCGCGGTTGGAACCCGGTGGTCCTCGGCCCGCTCGACGTCATGAAGCATCCGAAGTATGCGGAGTACCGGAAGGCCTTTGAGGCTTTCCCGACCGTGAACCCAAAGAAGTACGAGCTCCTCTGCTTCCTGCGCTGGTTGGCTCTGGACTACGTCGGTGGCGGACTGATGGTCGACTACGATGTGATCCCGGGTCGTCTGGTTCCGTCCGACATCACGGACATCCGCAGCGAAACCTCCAAGATCACCGTGCTTCAGGGAAAGTCAGATGGATCATCTGCCATCCCTTCCGCCCTGCACGCAAAGGGTGCATCCCTGAAGCAGTGGATAAAGACTCTGGTCGGGTACAAGCCAGACGAGAAGGACGTGGAGGGTACTCGGACACACGTCAGCGACCAGGGTGTGCTCAACCGGACACTCCAGTCCGGTGCGGAATGGATCGTCGTGAACCCGACAGTCCGAGAAGTTGGAGAAGAAGGATGGAAGGGTTCCGCTCTAGTACACTTCCCGAACTGCGCTGTTTCCAAGTACCGTCCTGGTGCTACGAAGTCACTCCTGATGATGGAGTTCCTCCGAAGCGCGTAAAAACTTCAAACCCCTCTCCAGAACGGAGCGGGGTTTTTTGTGCCCATACACCACCAATTTGACACTCAGTCTCAAGATGTGGTATAACAGCAACATCGACGGGTAAACGCCTTCGGAGCAATCCGGTGGCCGCCGTCAGGATCCCTCCTCCGGGGTCCTGATCACCTGGTCGGGCACCATAGGAGGAAAACGGGTAAACCAGCACGGCACTACCCACCGCGCACGTCAGTTCGTTTATCCGCCGCAGGATGTCCCTGCGACGTTCAACCAAGTCCGGATCAACCCGGACAAAGAAGAAAGTTTTCCACCATGTCTTGCGCAATCACTTCGGAGCAAGCCGCTCAGGTCTTCGCGACCCAGGCTTCCCGACTCTACGGCATGATCGGTGCCTCCCTGGCCATCGACAGCCCCTACATCAACGTGCTCGAAAAGGGCACCTTCCCGGCCGCAGTCTCCGCCCAGCTCACTTCGGTGATCCAAGGCCGTTCGGCCCCCGGAGACTCCAAGGTCTTCCCGACATTCGAAAACCAGGTTACCGTCTGCACCGGCCACGGACTGACCGACGGTAACGGCACCAACCAGTACAGCTACAACGCCAAGATCAAGCAGTCCATCGGTGACCGCATCTGCTTCAACGCTGGCTTCCTGGCCTTCGCCGGTTCGCTGAACGCCCAGTTCCAAGCGACCCAGCAGATTGTCACGGAGTACATCAACGCCGACATCCGCGCCGAGCTCTTCACCCGGTCGGGCGTCAAAGCGGTGGTCCGCAGCGGAGTCAGCGCCACGGCGATGATCGCCGGTGGGTACAATCAGATCGACACCGCCGTCCCGGCGATCGAGTCCGATGCCCGCCTGACCTTCGGCCTCCTTGAGAAGTTCGCCAGCTACATGCGTGAGCGCCTGAAGGTCAAGCAATTCGGAGCTGGTGCCAACACCAACCTCCGGTTCATCGGTGGATGGGACATCCTCTCAGCTCTCCGCAATGACCTCGGCGGTGCTGCCGGTGCTGCCGGTACATTCACCCCGTTCAACGCCCTCGTTGCTGGTGGGGACAAGACCGCGGCCGACGCTACCAAGAGCTACGCCTTCCTTCCCACCTACCGTGGTATCGAGTTCGGTAAGGACCAAGAGCCCATGCGGGCTAACTGGACCGGTGCTGCCTACGCGTTCGTCGAGCCTGAGCTCTCCGTCGCTGGTTCGTCCGGCACGGTTGGCTCCCCAAACCCGGCGTATGACGAAGCCTCGCACGAGGTCGGCTTCCTGATCGGTAAAGGTTCCTTCGAGCGTCAAGTTCCGGCTCCGTGGACCGGCGAAGGTAAGATGAAGTTCGAGCGTCAGCTCTTCGGTGGCGAAGTGATGTGGCACTCGGTCGTGGACAACTGCGAGAACGCCTTCGGTAACTGGGGCGCCCTCAAGTACCAAATCGGCCGGGCCTTCCGTCCCCTGTACCCCTGGTTCGTGATGCCGATCATCTACAAGCGTTGCAACGACGACGCGATCGCCAGCTGCTCCGGCATCAGCGGTCTGTAATCGGTAGCGACAGAAAGATTCAAACCCCACTCCAGAACGGAGTGGGGTTTTTTGTGCATTGACGACGACATATATTTCGGGGTACTCTCCTGCCATGTCCTGCTCCCCTCCTACTGCATGCATCCAGCCACAGGCCTCCCTGCTACTCTTCAAGGGAGACGTCGGTCCACAAGGTCCAGTTGGCCCAAAAGGTGACAAGGGCGAAGACGGTCAGGCAGGTGGACCTCCAGGACCGTCCGGGGCCTCAGCGTACGAAGTCTGGCTGGCTGAGGGCAACGAGGGTACAGAGCAGGACTTCCTCGACAGCCTCGTCAGCACCGTCCCCGGCCAGGCAGGCCCTTCCGGTGGTCCTGGTGCCCAAGGCCCGGCCGGTCCGGCAGGTCCTAAGGGTGACACTGGTTCCGCTGGAGCCGCGGGTCCGAAGGGTGACAAGGGTGACACCGGTTTCGCTGGGTCATACGGCCAAGGTGTGGCCGTGGTTGTGACTGGAAACCTTGCCCTTGGAACCCCCGACGTCTACTCCTGCGCCGCTGCCACCGACATTACCCTGATCCTACCCACAGCTGCCTCCTCAGCCGGACGACGCTACGAGGTAAAATCTCGGCAGGTCAACACCGTCATCGTCGACGCCACGACCTCCGGAAAGCTCTTCACCGACATCTCGGTCGACACCGTCTCCCTATCCACCGGTGACAGCCTCACGCTGGTCTCCGACGGAGTAACCTGGCTCGTCATCTAAATTACCATGTCCTTCCTCTCCAAAGTCAGCATCCGCGACTTTGCAATCAACTGGATAGAGCGCCGGTAATCTACGGCGTTGCCCAGCCACAGACAACCATGTTACATTCCAGCTATGCCGTCCAACATCAATGGTAGCGAGACCGAAGGCCAGAAGTGGGCCACCCTACAAGCCTGGGTAAAGCAGGCCTGCATCAACGCCGGTATCGCCATCACCGGCCTAACCGACCCGCTCCTCTCCGACATCAACGGTGGGGAGTCGGAGGGGATCAAGTGGGCCAAGCTACAGCGTTGGATCCGCCTGCTGGCCGAGAACGTCTCTGGCGGTGGCGGTGGATCAGGCCCTACTGTTTACACAGTTACCTACACCGAGGACAACCAGCACATCGACGTCGAAGTCGGACGGAACTCGATCGTAGTAATCAAGAACCCAGACTTCCGACCTGGAACAAGCTGGTCGCCTACCGGAACACGACAGGATGGGGACATTGTCGTTGCGTACGAGCAGTACAGCCCGTTCTCGGTCTACACACAGGTTTGGACAGGATCGGAGTGGGCAGCCGGACAGATACCAGGTGGACAGATCATCAATCCACCGCTGAATGGGACACTGACTTCCGGTGTCGTCTCTGTCTACCCTGGTATGTCGTTGGTCACCTCCAACATCACCGTAAACGTCACAGAGCCTATCACCGACATCGTCATCTACGAAGCCAAACTTGGAAATCCGCTGGTGTTCAGCTTTGTCCAAGACTCAACCGGGCATAGCGTCACCCTTCCAGCGACGTGGAAAACGGCCGATGGTGTTCCTCCTGTCATCGACACTCGTCCGAACGCCATCACCATCGTCGATCTGGTCCAGATCAGCTTCGGAGGGGACTACGAAGTGAGTGTCCGCACACCTCAGCACCGTGTGCAACCTGTCCTTGTTACGGCCACGAGGGCCATCGCACTGGCAGATGCCGACCGCTACCTCTACACCACCACCGGATCAGCTGTGAGCCTGACGGTGAAAGCCAACACCCTTCCGCTTGACGCCGAGATCGACCTGTTCCAGGCCGGCACAGGCCAGATCACACTGGTTGCTGGAGCCGGTGTCACCATCGTCAGCAAGGGTGGCAACAAGAAGCTCTCCGCGCAGGGCTCTGCCGCCACCCTCAAGCAGATCACGGCCAACGTCTGGCACCTCGTCGGCGACCTAGCCGCCTAACCCACTCCCATGGCCTTCGGACTCAGATTCGGTGCAGTCGGATCAGCCACCGCGGTACCAGCCGGGTATCGGTACTTCCGCTGGAGGGTTGTGCCAACCGATACTGATCCTTCACTGGTTTTTTACGGTCAGAGCAATTTCCCAACCGGAAACTTCTCCGGACTGCTTCGATCGGGTGGTATCCTGGTACCGTCTGCTGCCCAGAGGATGACCGCTGCAAGCACCCCCTCGCCATTTGTGGCGTCCTCCGGGGAGTCTAACAGCTCTCTGGCATGGCGGGCGTTCTCAGACTCAACCTCCAGCGTCGGTAATCCGTATGTTATCAACGGGACAGCAAATACAAACGTAGATCCTTGGATACAACTGGACGCAGGTGCCATTCTCACGGACGTTGTCGGGTTCCAGTTCATCAAGCGGACGGACACCCAGCGCACACGACGGTTCGCACTCTATGGTTCGGCTACAGGACTTTTCCATGGTGAGGAGAAGCTCCTCTTCATAAACGATCTGGACTTCACCTGGTCCACCGGTACAAACAACGTGATGGGCCAGTTCCTGATCACCGAGGCCCCGAAAGCCAGGCCTTCGTTCCGATACTTCCAAGTTCGTTTCAAGGGATCATACGGAGTAGACCAGAATTGGTTTGGGCGGTCGTCCTTGGACGGCGGTCGAAGCGGATTCCTATCCGGTGGAAATCTCATCCCTGAGCTCACTTCACGGATGACCGCAAACAACGCCCCTTCACCGCTCGTGGCCTCGGCTTCGTCCGTTGGTGCTGGAGCAGCCTACAAGCTGTTTTCTGACGACACCGCTACACCGTGGCGTCCCACCAGTTATGGTGCTGCTGACTGGGTGAAACTGGATGTCGGTGCTCCGACGGCTGGTGTGAACGGCATCCGACTCGTTCGACCGGTCAACATCCCGTCACGTTTCGCAGTCCTTGGATCTGAGACCGGTGACTTCACCGGTGAACAATGGTGCCTGTACGACACCGGACCTTCCTACACCTGGGACGTCCCGGCCGGTACCACCACCGATTTCTCCTGGTAAAAACCCAACTGCACCATCTATCATGGCACGCTCCCGCAAAACCCCCGAATCCAACCTTGAGATCGCAGTCCGCGAGATCGGGGAGAACCTCGCCAAGCTGACCACCAGGTTGGTGGGCGATGAAAAGATGCAGACAAAAGGTCTCATCCATGAGGTCGCGGAAACCAGAAGCGAAAACGAGCGCCAGTTCGCGTCCATATGTGCTGACCAGAAGTCCACAACTGAGGCCCTGAGGATCTTGGTTGCTGAGATGAAAGCAGTGAATGAGTTCAAGGAGCGCCAAGTTGCCATCAACAAGGAAGTCGAGGAGTTCCGGGTTTCAGTCGAGAAAGATCGGAACGTCATCCAAGGCTCCTGGAAAACCCTCTCGATCCTTGTCGCCGGAGCCACCAGCTTTGGGGGTGCGGCGGTCTGGATCGCCACCAAGCTGCTCCACTGATCCATGCCACTCAACGTCGCAGGGAAATCCAAGAAACTGAAGCCGGTAGATTGATCGTACAGTTTGGCAATCTGAATAGGACTCTGCATTGACCTTTGACCTGAGTTTCCGGCCCCATGGCCGTCAAAACCAACAAGGAAAACCAGGGTCATTAAGCGAGTGAGCAGTCGAAGGCGTCAGCCGACTGAGAATGTCGAACGAGCTGACGAGATCCCGAAGGGTATCGCGGAGCAGTGGCAGGCCCGACAGCGTCAGCTGCGAGGGCATGCTCCAATACAGCACAAACCATGCCAACCCTGACGATGTTTCTACAACTCCATCATGGACAACGAGATTGAGTTGAGATATTTCTGCGGAAATCGAGTTGTTATACTCAACTGAATACGCACTTTGTTGTTGACACTCATTCTCATCTGTAGCAGTATCCGTGCCAGATGAAGGAAGGACTCAAACAAGTCGCAGGAGACAAGCGGTGCGTCTCGTTCGTGGCTGCCATGGCCACTGGAACGACACCGGAGGAGTTCGAGCAGTTTGTTGCGGAGATGAATGGATACAACAGGAGCGAGCCTCCATACGAGGACATCCACATCTACTCCTACCTGCTGTCCAAGGGACTGCTGTGCGGCCTTGGGTTCGTCGCACAGCAACCAAAGAACGGTGCATTCCAGGTCCGGTACGACGTGATGGACCATCCGGCGTACCTCGTCGTCGAGGGCCGGGGTACCGACCACGCGATCTACTGGGACGGTTCACACATTTTCGACCCCGATCCGAACACCAGGAATGGTAAGGATCCCAACGACTACAAGATCAAGCTATGGGTACCAATCTACCGGGTGGAAAACCCACCGTCACCACCTACGAAGACATCCTGAAGCGGAGGGCCGAGAGGTCTGCCGCCGGGAAGACCGTCTTCGAACCCGAGAAAGAGGTCCTTCCCACCGAGGAAGAACTCCTGCAAGGCATCGAGCGCAGGAAGAAACCGACTCTCGCACTTTTCGACGTCGAGGATGACCCACCACTCCCCGCCGGGTACAGCTTCCGTCAGGATCGGAAGGTGGACTTCCTCTCCAACGAGCACTCTACCGGCATCGACGGGTTGTGTTGGTCCGTCCTGCTCACCTCCGTTGCGGACGGATGCAACCCGGCGTGGCTCCGCGAGATCATCGAGTTCTACCAGATCGACACCAACCCGGAATTGCTCTACCGTCACCCGATCTCCACAGGGATCATGAAGAACAACAAGGGACGGTTCATCCGGTCGGACGATCTACGTGCAAAGGTGAAGCGGGTCCGGGTTGCCAGCAAGATACTCGGAGATCTTGACATCCCGAAGGAACTGGTCCATGAGTTCGCGAAGAGGTACAACAAACAACCATGAAGACACACTACAATTCTACCTGTGCCAAGGACGGTGGTGCCGGTCAGGAGATCACCAGGATGCCACCTGTTTCCAAGGAGTATCGAGACAACTACGACGCCATCTTCCGGAAGCCTGTAGAGGCCAAGGTTGAGGTCGTCTCGGAGATCCCTTCAAACTGTAAGGCAGCAAAATGAAGACCATCATCGGTATCGACAATGGTGCAACCGGGACGATTGGGATCATCACTCCGGACAAGACCTTCTTCTTCGAAACCCCTACTGCTCCGTACCTGCACTATGGCAAGCGTGGCTCGGTGAGCAACAGGATCGACCGCAAGGAGCTCACACGTCTGATCCGTGAGGCCTTGGACGGGATCGACTACACCAGCGTCCGGGTGATGATCGAGCGCCCGTTCACCGCCGGCCCGATGATGATCAAGGCCATGCTGGCAGCCCACCGGTGCTTCGAGGCTACCATCTGCGCTCTGGAGGATCTTGGTCTCGGCTACGAGGTCATCGACTCGGCGGAGTGGCAGGCACCATCCCTTGGTGCCGTGAAGGGAAGCGCTGAGCTGAAGAAGGCTTCCATGCTCCGGGGCCTCCAGATGTACCCCCAGTTCTCCACACTGATCAAGTCGCACAAGGACGCCGACGGTCTGCTGATCGCCCACCACTTTGCCCATCGGGCGTAATTTCTCGGGTAGGTTCATGGCCGAAGCCGGGTCCACGGGGACCCGGCTTCTCCGTTGTTTGACCCCGGATGGCCGCATCGCCTACACTTTGGCGCATGGCCTCCTGCGCACCTGTAAAATTCTGCTCGCCCCCGAACTGGGCCGTCGACTTTCCCGACCTGATCGGACCCCAAGGACCTCAGGGTGTTCAGGGCACACCCGGTACCGACGGTCTGGACGCCCCGACCGAGCTCAAAGCTAATCTTTTTGGCCCAATCCAGGACCTTGAAGCGTACACCATCGACGCCGGATCATGGCAGCCGTACCAGGTGTACGGTATATACGCCCAGCTCGAAGTCGGATCTGCTGTGATCTCGATCACAATCGACGGTGCACCAATCCCAGGCCTCACGTCCATCACGGTCGACACAAACCAGACCAAATTCCTAGCCACCGCGAGCAACACGGTCTCTGTCGGAGGCAAGTTGGAGGTTTTGATCGAGTCGGCACCGTTTGGGACAAAATCCCTGGCCATCTCCATCAAAACCCAGCAGATCGTACCGTAACAGATGGCCTACATCCGACATTCATTCCTGCGGATGTACCCGTGGCGGCGTTCGGACAGCATGTCCGCCACCTCGGCCGTCTCAGGCGTCGATCACCAATTCGACTACTGGTTTGGCTGGCTCACCCCGGACGTCTACTACCAGCCCCCGTACACCGCGCCCAACATCGCCGCTCCGACGGCCCTGAACAGCGCAGACTACGCCAGCGACCCAGCCCATGGCATCAGCACCTTGCAGGTTCGGATGCTGGAGAACATCTACCCTGACACCGCCAACCTCCATTCCACAGCACAGGGATGGCTCCGCCGGCGCAACATCGCCTACACCATCGGGCCCGACGCATTAGAGGTGACCGGTGAGAACCTTTTCCGCCGGGGATGGGCATTCTGGTCCAACCCGGACGACATTGGGTGTGTCTTCGCCGCCCGCATCGCCGACGACGGCAGCGGTTTCGAGTCCGGATGGGGGCCTGGAGTGCAGGTGATCGACCTCTGCGACTACCTTCCGGCCTACGAACCCATCCTCACCGGGTACAAGGCCAATCTGACCGCCTGCTTTGACATGGCTGCCAAGCCGGTGCTGGCGTGGGAGTCGTCCATCGACACCATCTCCCTTCTCCGGATCAATGAGGGCCTCCAGACATTCTCCGGATACAGCCCGATGCTCAGCTGCAACGCCGCGTTCGTCGACCCGGACTTCAGGTTCACGAACACCGACACTATCGTCTGGTACCTCAAAGATGTCGGTGGTTACACCGGCACTTGGAACTACCCGCAGCTGCTTGGGCCCAACGCCACCGACACTGGCGCACGGCAGGTCGATGACGCCCGCCGCGGCACCGCGATCTACTACCGGATCCAGCGCGAAAACTTCTTGATTGAGCACAAGATGTGCGACCTGCCGTTCCCGATCCAGCACATCGACCAGTCCATCTATGACGGCAGGATGTGGGATGAGGACTACGACGACGGGATCTATCCTGAGGGGGCCATCCTGCGTGACCCGGCCGACACGAAGTTCAAGGAGATCTTCACCGTTGTTGACGGGTCCGGCGCACGGCACGTAATCGTCAGCCACGCCTACTACGTCAAGGTGTACATCAAGCGGTCGGCTACCGATGACTTCTCCGTCAACTCCACGATCACATCCGGACTGCTGTTCGACGTGATCGTCTCCAACGCTACTGTTCCTGCGGACGGACTGACAATCAGCCCGAGCGTCACCGGGACGCTGTTCGACACCATCGTACCGCACACCCCGGTCACCGAACCATTTTCCATCGAGCCAAGCGTCACCGGATCGCTGACCACAACGATCGTCGTAGACGGACCCCGAACCGACACTGTAACGCTTTCGGCATCCATTGCCTCTGGAAACATCGTCACTACCATCGTCGGTACCACTCCGCAAGTGGACACCGGATTCACCCTCACCCCGAGCGTCTTCGGGTCCATCGTCACCGTTTGACCGCACGACAACCGATCAGCTAACCTCCCACCGACATGAAGGAAATTTTCGCCATCCACGAGTCCAAGATGAAGTTCCAGGGGTATGCCATCGGCTACGAGATCCTCCAGAACGGGATCATCGTGAAGCAGCACACCTACCCTGTGCCTGTGAAGAACCTTGTCGTGAACTCGGGCAAGGACAACTACGGTATTCGAGGTTATGATTACTATGGGTCAACTGCATCCCAGCTCGGTCAGTGCACAGCCTACCTTGCCAGAGGATCCGGATCCACAGCAGCTGCTGCCGGAAACACCCAGCTCGAATCCCAGATCGGAAATCGCACAAATCAGTATCTCTCCGGTGACCCCTACACCGGGGTTAAGTACACGGCTGCTTCCGGTTTGATCCAAGCCCGTACCACCTACGACAGCGAGGTTGAGGTTTCGGACCGGAACATCAACGAGATTGGACTCTTTGACTCTGCTGTTGGTGGTCTGATGTTTGCACGAATCGTGCTACCGGCCACAGTAACTGTTCTCACCGGACAGCAACTCCGTCTTACCTACGAACTCCAGATCACACTGGCTCCGATCGTTGCAACCGTCGACTCTCCTACTATCACCGGGTGGACAACCGCAGGTCAGAAGCGTCTGGAAGGTCTGTTTCCAACAACTACGAGCTACGGAAGTGGATCGAACACGAACGACTTCCTGAATCTCTGGAATAATGACCGTACGAGTAAGGCTCAGACCAAGCAATTCCTTGGATCCGGTAGCCCTTACCAGAATGACTACGCCAACGGTGGAACCTACTTCGAGTGGTTCTCAGCCAAGACGTTCAACACCTGGGGTGATGCGTACACCGTCGGATCTGGTGTTGCACCAAACAACGTCAGAATCGAGCCGAACTCCGGTTCCGGTACAGCGACATCCACTCTCGAAGCGTACGTCAACGGTAACTACTACCGAGACATCACAGTCGTTGCCGAACCTACCTACCCGTCGGGACTGGACGCCACTGCCATCAAGGCCATCCGCTGCCGCGGTCTGACCCACATCTTCGACAACCCGGTCTCCAAACTCAACACGCAACGTTTGACGCTTGTCTTCCGCGTCAGCTGGGCCTAATCCAACACCATGAGCTGCGGATGCAACGACCAGTCGTCTGACCCGGGGTTCTGCGGACCCCCGGCGCTGACCAACATCATCACCACCGGTCCACAGGGTGTGCCCGGGAAGTCCGCCTACCAAGTCTGGCTGGACCTCGGGTTCGAAGGCACCGAGCAGGACTTCATCAACTCACTCCAAGGTACCAACGGAACGAATGGTGCCAAGGGCGACAAGGGCAACACCGGGCCGAAGGGTGACACTGGTGAAACCGGACCGATGGGTCCTGCCGGTGCTGGCCTTCCGATCGCGTTCTTCACCGGTGCGCTCTGGGCTCCACCCGAGTCATCGTACGCCAACGCCGTCATCGGACTGCGCGACTACCGTACGCTCAAGTTTGGCACGATCCCGTTCCCGTCTGGACGCTACCTCTGCCACCTTGCCCTCCAGATCGGTTGGAACGGTGGAAGCGTCGGAACGTCCAACATCTCCGGAGATGCCTGGGTGAAAGTGCGCCGTGACCCAGGTTTCTGGGTTGAGCCGCTACACATGCGCTTTGCACGCACCAAGGTCGGTACGTCCGGCTACGCCTACGGCACGGTCTCCGGCTACGGCCACAGCTTCATGGCCGACCTAACCCAAGGCTGGAGCATAGAGATTGGATGCGGTGCCGCCTTCTCCATCATCGGTGGCCAGTTGACTGTCTTCAATGCTCCGGGGTATGTTATCAATTCGCCGGGGTTCGTCGACGGTGCAGATCAAGAGATCGCTCCGCAGATCGTCTAGTAACACTCATCTACATACACTACCATGGATAACCTCAAAGAGCAGTTTCCCAACTCATACGAACTCGGTCAAGAGCGCGAGTGCGTCTCGTGCGATTGCGTGAATTCGGAGTCGAAGTCCGAGAAAAAGACCAAGAAGAAGGTGGAGAAATACTACCCGAACGCGTACGTCTACAACGGGCCAGATGGGCTCGCCGAAGACGTCCGTGCGCTGGCCGACGAGGCCGGTGAGGATGGTTTCTACGCCGTCGTCCGGATCGTCCCGACCCGCACCTCAGAGGAGCAGATCACCGACAAGGAAGGCGAGACCAAGGAACGGTCCTCACTAGACTTCGAAATCCGTGAGATCCGACTCCCGAACAAGGTAGAGTCAGAGGACGAAGAGCCAGCTGACGACTCCGAGGCCGTGGACCGTATCGTCTCCGCCGCGAAGTCGCTCGGAATCTCGGTCGACTAATCACCCAAATGGCCAACCGTGTCGTACTCCTCGGGGATGTCATCCAGGACTGCAAGTCCGGTGACATCCTCGCCATCTCGGATCGGGCGAAGATCATCCGCTACATCGAGCGGGCCATCGAGATCGCCGAGTTCAAGACGAACTGGTCCCGCTACATCGGTACGTTGGACATGTGCTCCGACTCCAATGGATGCCTGACCCTGCCGAGCTTCATCGACACCGTTCTGGCCGTCAACATCGCCGGCCACCCGTCTTACCCACGCAACGGGTGGTACGAGTACCACATCAACGGTCTTGGCAGCCGGGATTGCTGCGGCAGCCAGATCGGCTATTTCTGGGACGACAAGGGATGGTCACCGGTGATCCAGGATCTCACCGAGTGGTCCTGTGTGGCAGCCATCGTCGAGGATCCAAAGGATGGCGACGGTAGCCTCACCATGCAAGTCTTCGGCGAGACCATGGACGGCAACCACAACCAGAAGGATGCCATCACAATCCCTGTGTCAGGCCCGTCCACTCCAGGTGTGCAGATCAAGCTGTTGCAGGGCTACGCCTCCACCGACGATCAGATCACCAAATTCCGCAGGATCACACGCGTCATCAAGCCGGTGACCCGTGGCTACGTCAAGCTCGTCGGCTTCGGCCCAAACCAGCTCGGCAACGCCGTCACCCTCGGCTACTACGGCCCCAACGAGACCAACCCGTCCTACCGTCGGATCAAGACCGGAAAGGCGTGCACATGGTGCCGCATCCGGTACCGCCGCAATGACGTTCCGCTGGTCAACGACTACGACATAGTCCCGCTCCCGAGCCGCCAGTCCGTGATTGATCTCGTCAGGGCCATCCGTCTGCGCGAGACCAACAACATCGACGTCGCCGAGAACTACGAGACTAAGGCTATCCAGCTCTTGCAGGACATCCAAGCCATCGAGGATGGCCCAGGAATCTTCCAGATCCAAGTGGATCCTTCATTCGGACTAGGTACAATCGACTATCGGTGATGTGACCAGTCCGTACATCCTCTGCTATCCTACCCGGGAATGCAACGGACTACCACCACACTGAAGTATGACTCTTCCGTCCTTTTCCCGAACGGAGTAAACTCCTACCTGGATCCTCAGCTGCTCGCGAACGGTCAGGTGCGGTGGGCCGTGAACGCAGTATGCAAGGGTGCCATCTGGCAGACCCGTCCAGGCTACAAGACCAAGTACACCTTCGACACGGTGAACAACGGTGCCGTCCGTGACTGGTATCTCGGTGCCGGTCAGCCGTTCCTTGTTCCGCAGTTCATGCGGGTGGTGAACTTCGGTTCCGACACCCCGTACCTGCTGTTTGGAGTCTCCGGTACTGTGTTCCAGTGCACGATCAATCCGGACCTGTCGCTCTCCATCCCGGAGGTCGTCAAAAACCTCCAGTTCGACCGTACGGTGACGCAAATTGTCACCGCAGTTTGCGTCAAATCATCCGACATCGTCGACGGTGTGAAGACCGTGGTTGATCCGTACCAAGTGGTGATCATTCAGGACGGGATCAACCGTCCAGGATACTGGTCGACACGCGGATCTGGACACCTGAACCCGGAGAAGAAGTGGACTCAGACGGATGGTGGAGACACAGTCTACACTCCTGGATACAACCAGACCCCGCTTGGCAAATGGATGGCCTGGAGTGGTAACCGTCTCTGGGTGGCCGTCCGCAATCAGGTCTATGCCAGCGATCTCAACGACCCGATCAACTTCACAGAGTCGATCACGCTGGTGAACGTCCCGGTGCTCAACTTTCCGGAGGAGGTAACAGGTCTGCACGACCGTGGTATCACCGGTTCGAGCCAGGCACGACTTTTCGTCTTCACCGCAAGGTCCACACACGCCGTACTCTCCGGAATTCAGGACCGGAGCACATGGACGTCCACTGCCGACTTCCAGGTAAAGATCTACGACTCTGTTGGGTGCGTCGCCGGAAAGTCCATCGTGGCCCACCGCGGAATCCTGCACTGGTACAGCAACGATGGTATCGTCAGCCATGATACCATCAACACGGCCTTCAGCACCCAGTCACTCCCCCCTATCGACAGCGAGATGGCTGTCTCAAAGGCCGTCATGTCGACCGACCGCAACAGCTGCTGCTGCGGGTACAGGGACAGCTACGTCTTCTGGTCCGTCCCGGCTACTCCGCCAGTCGGTGGGAGGCAGGTCAACGGTCACACACAGGTGCTCGACAAGACTGTCATCTCCGGTCAGGCAAGCGGGGCTGGAATCTCTGCTTGGCAGGGCATCTGGACCGGTATCAACCCGGTCGAGTGGGCCACCGACCAAGTAGACGAAAAACCCTTCACCTGGGCCTTGAGCATGGACAACGACGGAAAGATCCGGATCTGGGAGGCCTTCCAAGGCAACCGGTCCGACAACGGCCGTCAGATCCCGTGGAGCATCGAGACCAAGACCCACATGGTCGCCGACACTCCGTTCTCAAACCGGTCCTTCAAGCATTTCCGGGCCCAGCTCATCCAGGTACGCGGAAACCTAGCCATGCGTGGGTACTGGCGCGGCACCCGTGGGCAGTACCACAAGCTTCTGGACACTCAGATCACAGCAACACCTGGAAGCATCCTCATCCCAAACCAGTTGTTCACACCGCACACCAAGAAGACGCAGGCCTACAACTGCCGCAAGCAGTCCCGCATCGTCGTCTCCGAGGACGTCCGTGGTACCAACGACGAGAACGACGCCGGTGGTGTCGAGAACAAGTACACCGACAGCATCGACAGCAGCTTCAGCCTGCTGTTCAGGTTCTTCGGTGTAGGTGCGCTCCGGGCCTACTGGATCGCCACCGAGGTTTTTGCGGACAACACCGAGGGTGAGGTGCAGGATCCTGAGACCGGTCTGCGGATCCTCCCGGAACCTAGCGCAGTTGATCCGTTCAAGGTCGATTGCACGACACCTGACTACGTTCTCGGAGACGAGACTCCTCAGGCCGCCTTCAACCCTGTCGACACAGTTGTAGAGGAGGAGGAATACCACGCCATCCCAGTCGACGACCCGTCCACCGGTGTCGTTCCGGCCACCGCCGTCCAGCTGGAGGAAGTGCTGACCTACACCGACTACCGGAACTGGAACCCGTACGCTGTCGCTGTGACGATCCCAGACGGAAGCACGCTCACATTCTACCGTTCGAGCAGTGTGAACGACGGAGTCCGTCGTACCTGGTCCGGAGTCTCCGGAGCCTCTGTGTACTTCACGTCCAGCGGTTCCGAGACAGCTTTCAACGGGATAATCATCGGGCTACAGATTGGACAGATCAACTTCCGAGTGGTTGGGGACAAAATCATCTCCGACGTCACACCGGCTACCCAGAACTTCGGACCATATCTCCCTGCCTGATCTTTGACCGGGTACCACAAACCAAGCTACTATTCCACCCATGGCTGCAATCCCACTCTCACTTACCTGGACACCGCTGACGGTCCCTGTCAACGCACTGGACATCAACCAGCTCGGAATCATCGTGTGTCGGCAGATCCGTGGACAGGTAGACATGGAGGGTCAGACCACCGTCTACACCGGAAGCGTGAACCCACTCCAGAACGTCGGTATCTTCTTCAACACCGTCGCCCAGCAATTCATGGTCTGGGATGCCGGTACGGCAAAGTACATCCCGATGAGTGGAGATCGGTTGGGCGACACCAAAGACACATACATCACCGGTGACGAAGTTGCCCAGGGATGGATCGTACTGGATGGACGCACAATCGCCGAGATCCCTGGGATCAGCTCGACCCAACGTTCATTCCTGGTCGATCTCTTTGGCACCACATTGCCTGTGGTCAATTCGATCCGGCAGATCTCCGGACTTCCTGTCAACGGGTCGATCTCCGGGATCAGCGTACCGTCCACCGTACCGGACACAGGTGTGATCGACTCACTTCCGATTGGCGAGACCTACAGCCAGAGCGAGGTTGGAGCCATGCGTGACAGCACCGGGGACCTGCGTGACAGCACAGAGGTCACCGCGGACGCCCTGCGGCAGCTCCGGGACAAGACCGAGGCCATCCGGGATGCCCTCGCTGGCAGCACAAGCTCGATAGGTGCACTCTCGACCAAGATCTTTGTCGGGTATCCGTGAACAGTTCTCGACGCGCCACCGAAACTCTGGTAACCTCAAAGCCAATGGAAAGTTCCATCAGATCATGGATTGCACTCGGTGCAAAACGCTGTGGTGCAGTCGCCGTTGCCGGTGCCGGTCTCGTCGCTGCCGGTGCCGTCGGTTCCGCAGCCATCAGCTCCAGCTCCGCCTCCAAGGCCCGCAAGACGATGACGGCAGCGCTGCAAAACTACGAGCGCGTAGACCTGGATGAGCTGCAAAAGTCGGCAATCGCCACCGCCCGTGAGAACGCGGTGAACTCCATGCAATTGGAGCGTGAGCTTACCCCGGACATCGCCAACACAAGAGAGACACTATCCAAGCAGATCTCGTCCGAACTGGCCATGGGTGGTCAGCTGTCCGAGGACGTCATCAACCAAGTCTCCCGCAGTGCAGCGTCCAAGGCCAACACCGCCGGTCTCTACGGTGGTGGAGGTCCGATCACCGCTGCCATGCTCGGACTGACCAGCATGGATGTTGCACAACAGCGCAAGCAGAACGCTGCTGCACTGCTTGCGGCCAACCCTGCTCCTAAAGTCGGTTTGAGCCCGGAAACGCTTGCATCCGTCAAGATCGCCGACATCAACAACTGGAATCAGGCCCAACTTGACGTGGCGGGAGTTAAGAGCAACATTTCGATGCAGAACGGTGCCAACATGGCCAACGCCATCACGTCCGCCACTAGCACCATCGGTGGTGCGATGATGGGTGGAAAATTTGGCGGTGGTGCAACTTCCAAGGGGCTAAGTTCGTAATACAGGAAACACTACAATGGCCATTGAAACAGGTGTAAATTCAGGAAACTTGCAGGTGATGCCGACGGCAATGCGTATGCCGACGCTCAACTACGGCGTGCTCGACCTCGGGGACATGACCGGAAAGATTGCCAATGGCGTCGCACTCGGACGGGACCTAGTCGAGCACAAGAAAAACCGTGAGAACGAACTGGCTCTCAAGAAGGCCCAGATCGAAGCCGCGCAGGCCCTCGCAAAGCAGCAGCAGGTCCAAGCCGAGAAGGTCTCCGCGACGGTGGAGTCCGAGAAGGCTGCAACCATCGCTGACAACACCCTCGACGCCGCCAGCAAGACTCAGCAGCTACAGATCCTGGAGTCCACCGACAAACAGGCCAAGGCCACCGCACTCGCCAACGCGAACGTGGCCGAACAGCTCTCCGTAGCGAAGGAGAAACTCGTCCCCACAGAGATCGACACCGCCGCTGTGAAGGCCGGTACCGAGAACGTGCAGGCCAAGGGCGTGGCGAAGCGTCTACCTGTCACCGAGTCCATCGAGGACCTCGGGGCAGAGTCCCAGCGCAAGATCGTGGCCGACATCAACGAGAAGGGCTTCTCGGAAGCCCCCGGTGGAAAGTACGTCTCCGGTCCGAAGGGCCCGACCTTTGTCGCGGACAAGAACGTTCAAGACGTATTCATCTCTACAGAGAGTGTTCCAGCGGTGGACACCGAAGGGAAACCTACCGGAAGAACCGATGTGTATGGAATCACCCAAGGAGGGCAGCGCAAGCTGATCCCAACCCTGAGCAAGACCTCAGGTGGTACTGGTATGCGTCCTGCTATCCCTGTGAACCCAATTACCGGTAACCAGCTCACCAAGACCGAGCAGACCCGGGACGACAGGCTCGCAACAAAATTGGGAGACTGGGATGCAGCTGGTGGGTACCCTGCTGTGGAGACACGTATCTCACAAGCAGAGAAGTCACTTTCTGACCTTGAGGAGATTTACAGGTCTGAAGAAAAGAATGTACCAACGGGGATCGTTGGTAAAGTCAAAGCTATTCCTGGTGCGTTCACATCTCCTACCGGTGTTGTCTCATCCGCCACAGGAAAGGCACTCGGGGCGTTCACAGGATCCGACCTGTCCAACATCTCTGACCAGAAAGCTCGGTTTGCGATCAACCAACTTCAGAGTGCTGCCCGTGAGTCCATCAAAGAACTGATGGGAGCCCAATTCACTCAAAAAGAGGGTGATGCTGTTATTGCAGCGGTGTTCCCAAGGGATGCATCCTTGTATGTTGCCATGGAATCTGCCCGTCAGTTCCTCGCCCGACTCAAATCCACGGCTGCCCACCGTAAATCTATGCTGGACTACGAGCAGGAGCATGGAACGTACGCAGGGTACAAGGGTACTGCGTACATCGGTGATGAAAACACCACAGCAAAGGATTTCCTCAACGGTATCGGATTCACCGGTGCTGGGGCTCAAGGCGCAGAAACACAATCTGACAAAGGTTCCGGACAAACCAAAGTCGTCGTCAAGGCTGGAGGTGGATACTCCAGACAGGGTACCGACGTTCCAGCCAAAGGTACTTCTGCCAAGCCGCTCAGTACGACGTATAAATCGTCCGATGATGTGAAGGCTGCGTACCAGCGCGGAGATATATCCCGTGAAGATGCCATCAGGATTGGAAAAGAGATGGGAGCCATTGACGAGTGAGTTGACCATGGGGTCCGGTATGAGTATCCTCCTCGACGATGACTGCCGACGAATTCCTCGGGCCTGAACCCACCACTCAGACTGCCGGTCCTGAAAAAACAGGCCCGGCCAAGCGTCCTACTGCCGATGAGTGGCTTGGTCCAACAAACAAGGAGCGGTACGACGAGGTGCAGGCCCGCTACGACGCTGGAAAGGCCACCGAACAGGAGTTCGACGCTGCCCGTTCCGCCTACACCAAGGAATTCAATCTCGGTGAACGCATCGGGCACACCTGGAACGACGCCAAGATTGGTTCGTCGACTTGGGAGTTCATCAAGTCGGCCTCCAAGGGGATCGACGCTCTGACACCATGGGGCATGGAGAAACATGCCGACCGGGCCACGGCCAACGAGATCGCTGACCGGCAGAACGAACTCGACGCCAAGCTTATTTATCAAGCCACAAAGGATGCTGTCGAAGCTGGAGACGTCGAGACGCTGAAGGCCCTGTCCGAAGGGCGTGTCGAAACCCCCCGCGCTGTCAGCAAGGGTGAAGAGGCCGTCCTGAAGCTCAAGAACATCGGCAAAGAGGGCGCCGCTGCCGTCGTTGGCGCAGTCCACGGAGGAGGTGACGTCCTCATGGCAGTTCCGGCCGCCATCAGCAAGGGTGTCGAAGAGGTGGCTCTAGCCACTGGAGCAGATGAGACCGCTGCGGCCTTGAACCGTGGCCGGAGAGACATCGTAGGTGCCCGGGAATCCGGGATCAACACGATGGTGGAGGCCACTGGAGGATCCCAGGAAGCTGCCTCCGGTGGACGTCAGTTAGGTGGAGTGGCTGTCCCAGTTTCCGTCCCCGGTGTACAAGTCACCCTGAAGGCTGCTGGTACCGTTGCCAAGCCTGTTGGACAGGCCGTCCAGAAAGCCATCGACGTAGTATCCCCAGCAACACGGAAGGCCTTCGAGGCTACCGCTGCGTTGGCAGGAAAGGCCAGCGAGAAGGGAATCAGCGCTGGGATGGATGCCGGTGTAGCTGGAGGTGCAACGTTGGCAGCCTTGAAGTCTCCATGGTTGGTAAAAAGTACAGTTATACCAGCTGCTGCTGGTGCCCTTACCTCCCGGAACTCAGTCCTCTCTTTCCTACGGTCACCGAAGTCCTACTCTGCGGCTAAGATTGGTGGTCTCAGCCACGTTCCGGAGATGTCCGGTCAGCTCTACGCAAAGATCAAGGACGCTCTAGTCACACCGTCCCAAATGGTCGGTGAGATCGCCACCGGAGCTGTCGGGCAGGCCAAAGGATCACTCCTTGGGGATCTCACCGCTGGTGGTCAGCAGGTTGCTTCGGATCTGTCCTCGAAGATCGAAACCCTTCGGAAGGTACGCCGCGCTGAAATCATTGAGGGGAAAACCCACGCGACGGTGACCCAGTCCAACCTCGAAAACCTCGGTGCACGTCTGAAGTCGGTAGAAGCTGGTAACAAGTTCCTGGCTGTACTCAACAAGATGGGTGCGGATCAGGTTCTCAGTTCCATGCAAGGTGAGCTCGGTGACGCTCTCACCTACGCTATCATGGGTGCCGGTACCGGCACCGCATTGGCCTCTGGTATGACCGAGAACCCTATCGAGGCTGGATTCGGTCCTGGTGCCATGCTCGGGGCAGCAGTATCACTCATCGGCAACGGTGTTCGAGTCAAAACCCTCCCCGACGGTTCCGAGGAGATCATCCTAGACCACGACGTCGTCCGCAACGGTGCAGCTGATCTCGTGGAAGCAGCTGCCAAGGAGCCGGCTCCAAAGAGCATCCGCGATGTGATGTCCGAGGCCATCGACGCTCAGGGATACTACGATGAGGTCAACCCGAACGGGACCACCACACGTTACGTCCGCACCGACCGTGGCATCGAAGGAAAGCTTCTACCTTCCGAGGAACCAACCTCGTCTGCCGCTGCTGAAGAACCCGTCATCCGAAAACCTGGTGTGCTGCGGATCAAACCAGGAAGCATGTCCAACACCGAGGTCGTGAAGGCTGCGGAAGCCCGCGCAGCTGACCGCCGGGCCAAGCTGAAGCCAGAGCCGGATGCCGAAGGAAAGCTTCTACCTTCCGAGGAACCGTCCAGAAGGAATACGATGAGCTTGCCTCCGAGATTGAGGGATCTGGGGTGGCGTTCCATACCGGCCAGACTGGGCCCATGTCCGCCCTGAAGGACGCAGCGCATAACATGGCCGACTACGGCAACTACGCCAACAAAGCTGTAGAGCTGAACGCCGTCCTGAAAAAGGTTAAGGCTGGAAAGGCTACACCGAAGGAGATTGAGCAGCTGAAGGAAGAGGAGATCGACATTGCCAACATTGACGGCGAACTCGACAAGAACTGGAAGCATTACAAGCGCCTATCGGAGGCCTACTACGCGACAAACAGGTTCCTCAGTAGAGAGGGTAAGCACATCACGTTCTTGAGTGATGAGCTACGCGGAATCCAGTAACAAGACCCACTGGACAAAACCCGGTGGCTCACAGAAAAGCCCCGGGTTTTCCCGGGGCTTGTTGTTTACTTCTTCACAGACTTCGCGACGAACGCGTTGTAAACATCCTGACCGACCAGTGACGGTTTGTAGGGCCGGACGGTCTGAGCGGAGATTTCGTGGAGCTTCTGCTGACTGGGATTCATTGTGAACATGACACCCTGTATATGGGATAAATACCCCATACCCGTCAAGGGTGATTTCACAACAAACTTTTGGCAGGGCTTTCTGGCAACGCAAGTGCTTGACCATAATCGATTGGGTTAGGCACGCCGTTGCTGAGAATGTAGTTCAGGTTCTGTTGGACGTTCATCGCACGCAGGAACTCAGCGCGGGTTTTGTCGAATGGTAGCTTCGGAAGGCAGTGACACCAAACATCCTCGATCGCCGCCGGTGTGAACGCCTGCTTGAAGTCGATAACCAGCGTGTTTGGCCGTGACTCCAAAGCCAGGTATCGGCTTTCAAGATCGTCGAAGGTTCGGTCCAGGTTCGCCTTGTCGGTCTCCAGGAACTTCGCCAGCGATGCCTGGGCTTCGGCGCGATCCCGTTTGATCAGGACGACAGGGCTTTCTGGGTTCTGATCGCGAACGATTGTGAGTCGGATCCGGCCGTACGCAGTTACCTCTGCTGCGATCCCGCCGGGCCTGTGCCACAGGCGCTTCTCCAGGTGCTCGAATCCGAGTGCCTTGAGTAGCTCTGCGGATGGGTCATCGCACGTGATGTTGAAACGCTGAAGGGCCAGGAATCGCTTGGTGAGGGTGCCACGACCGAGGCTATCCTCCGGAGATCGGTGTCCGGGAAGTAAGCCTCGGCATCACGCTGACATCCAGGTACGGGCCTGCACCTCCACGATCTGTGAGATGCAGGCTGTAAGCCAACCTACCGTGCGGTTTCACCGTCGGGTGGCAGTCCGGGAAGAATTGGTCGTCCTCTGAACTGTGCGTCACCGACGCTGTGACGGACTTCATCTCCTTGATCATGTCCAGCGGGTCACCGGCCGTCTCCGTCCACGGTGCGGCCAGCAGGTCCATGTCCCGGCCCACGCTGCCGTGGATGGCCAAGCAGTACCCGTGCTTTCGGGCCACTTCGCTGAGCAGCGGGTACAGTGCGACGTAGGCCGGTGTGATGACGGATGGTTTCATTCAGTGAATAGGTCGCGGTGGATGTCTGATGAGGACTCCCGGTCATCCCGGATCCTCGGGACGTCGGGTTTCACATCTTCGATGAGCGGGTTCGGGGACTGATGGTTCCAGGCCTTCCGTAGGTCTTGCTGAACGTTCATCCCGCAGAGGATCTTGGCCCGCACAACGTCGAATGGTAGCTTCGGCAGGCAGTGTTTCCAGATCTTCTCCGCCGACTCAACTGTAAAAAGATTGTCAAAATCTACCACCAGAACGTTCTCCCGTCCGACCAGTGCCAGACCGGCCGCCGTCTCGATCCGGTCAAACAGTGCATGGATCCCACCTTCGGGGATCTCGATGCCGGCCTTCTCGATGTATTTCGAGAAGCTGGCCTCCGCCGTCGCACGGTCCCTGCGGATCCACACCACCGGAGCGTCTGCGTTGTCCTGAACCATCGTAGTCGTAACCAGAATAGACGGATCAGCAGTCCCACGGTACTCGCTGCTGTACATCCAGATGTCCCCGCCCGGGCCCCATTGAGTCACTTCGTGCGGACACAGGGCGCCACCGGATGTCAGAAGGTTGGCGCACCATGCCGTGCCTGACCTCGGGAACCCGGTGACAAAGAACGGCCGGTGGGCGATGCGCTTGTACCACGTCTCCCGGGAGAGTCGGACAACATGCCGGTGGACCGTACCCAAGATCGGTATCGTCTCGATGTCCACGCGTACGTCCTCCCAGTCGAGCATCTTGAGCAGCATGTGAGACCGGCGGAACGGGGCCTTCGCCCAGATAGTCGGCCAGTCCCGGTTCAGGAAGCACCAGTTGATCGCCCCGGTGATGGCCTTGAGGGCTGTCCGGCCGCGCAGGGCCTTGGTAAATGCGACGTGGGCCACCGGCACCTCGACACCACCCTCACGCTGCATGTCCAGCCAGATGAAGCCCAGGGGCTCCCCAGCGGCGTCCCGGAATAGCAGCATCGTCATCCGCTCACGCCATATGTTTGCGAAGTCGATCCTACCCGGAAGGCCCATCACGGCCTGCACGTCCGGGTGATTGATCAGTCCGGTCAGGAGGTCCATGTCGTTGGTCTCTTCAATCGTCATCGTCTGGGAGTTTGGTTTTGGAGTCGATCATACATTCTGCCAAAAACAGGACTTGGAGACTGATGTCCCGTCCAGACTTCGGGCAGACCCAGGCGGCCCGTCCGACGCGCTTTGGTTGTGTGACGTGCCGGCAGCAGCCACCGCACTCGCACTCTGGCAGCACCTTCACACCGTCTGGACCGACGTGTAAGACCTCACCGAGCTTCACCTCGATGGGTTTTGGGAAGAGTTCGATCATTTTTTGTCGGAGTCGAGCCCGAGTTTGACCTGAAGTTTGTCGAGCTGCTTGCGGGCGGAGGAACCGGCCTCACCGAGTCGGTACTCGATGTGCTTCTCTACCCCCGCCCAGAGGTTTTCAGCTCCCGGAGTGACGGCTTCCTTCAACGTTGCTGCCTCGGTTTTCACATCGTTGAGCACCCCGACCAGCTTGTTGTGCAACTGGTTTTTCTGATACAGATTGAAAATGAACAAGCTTCCACCACCGACGATGGCCAGACCAATCACCCCAGCGGCGTACGGGAACCACGTCTGCTTCGCGACGATGTCGAAGGCCATCCCGATCCCGATCACCAGAGCACCGCTGCCGATTAGGATCAATCCCTGGAGCAGGGCCATGCCCTTGGTGATCGCCAGAACCGCGATTCCGGCCAGCACTACGGCAAACCCACCAAACCGCAGGGTGTTCACCCACATACGACGCTCCTTCTTCGAAGCCTCGTCGTTCATGGTCGTGATGCGCTCCTCGTACCCGGAGATCGTGTCGGTGAGTTTCTTCGCTGCTTCGTCACGCTCGGTCTTGGCCTTTCCTTGGAGCTCCACGATGTATCCGTCACGGGTTTTAACGGTTGTCTCCAGATCGACGATCTTTCCCTGCAATTCCTCGATCTTGGTCCCGGCCTCACCGTAGAGCTTCTTCGCCAACTCGATGTCCTGTCTCAGCAGTGCGTTGGCTCGTGCCAGCGCATCGGCCTTGCTCTCTGGGGAGGGTTCACCGGTGGTTTTGTGGATGAGCTCGTTCTCCTTCGTGATAACCGGTTTTCCGAGGGATTCCGGGGTTTTCTCAAGACCTGCGGAGATAGCCACGGAGTTCCCGGCCACACTGTCTAGCTGCTTGTTCTTCGCAGCCAGCTCGGCCTTGAGGTCGGTGATCTGCTGCTGGTACTGCTTCTCCAGCTCTGCCGCGGTCGGGCCCGGCTCCGGTGTGACCGCGGTGGGAACGGTCTGGCACCCGACGACGGCTGCCAGCATCAATCCTGCAAGGAGGAATCGCTTCATTGTGGCACGAATCCTGCACAGGACGGTTGACAGGTCAAGCAGGATCGTGTAGTCTACTGCCATGGAGCTACAAGCAGTCGACAGCAGCAACGTCAGCCAAATCGGGTACAACGCGGACGACCAGGTCCTGGTCGTGATCTTCCACAACGGTTCGACCTACAACTACTACGACGTCACCGCGGCGGAGTGGGAGAGCTTCCAGAATGCTGACTCGAAGGGGAAATACCTCGCCGAGCACATCAAGGGGCACAAGAGCTACAACCGGGTCATGTAGCCGGCGGAGGAGGCGGTGGCGGTGGCGCCACGTCAACCTGGATCTTCTTCGGCTCCGGTTGTGGGATAGGTGGCGGAGGTGGGGTGTCGGTCGACGGTACCGATGTCACGTTGATCGCGTTCTTGAGCACGTCTCCACCCTTTACCTCGGTCTCCGGGTTCAAGCTCCATCCGAGGTCCTTCACGGCCTTGCTGAAGTTGGAGATTCCTTCGGTCAGCGTGTTGAGCAGATTGGCCTGTGCGTTCAGGCTGTACTTCTTGGCCTTCCCTTTACGCTTTGCCCTGGGCTCGTCGTCATCCTCCTCATCCTCTTCGATCTCCAGGTTGCGTACCCGTCGGATGGCCTCGACGTACGCCGCACCGGCCTCCTGGGCGGCCTCCCGCATGGTCTTGACGATGATCGTGTCGAGCTGCTGCAACACCCCGGCACGGGCCTCGGGTGTTACCTGTATGATGGCCGCGGTCTCCGCCTTGGAGCGCAGGGAGTCCCAGTCGTTCGCAACTGACGTCCGCATCAATGACGCGACGTCGATGTTGTACTTCAGCGCGAGAACGCTGTATCTCGGCTTAGGGCGCGACGGATCGAGGTACTCGGCCTTGGCCGCATCCCACGCGCTCGACTTGCTGAGGATTGTCGTCTCCTCAGGATCCGGTTTGTGCTGGGTCGGAGTTGGGTTCGGTTCCGTCTGTTTTTGGGACATAGATTGATAGTACCACAGCCATCGCCATCTGGATGTTCTCCAGCTTGATCTCAGGTGGGAAATCGGCAGATCCTAGGATCTCCGTCGGTGTACGGACGATCAGACGCTTTGCCCCACAGTTGCGCTCGAAGACGAAGTACAACCTGCCACCACCGATGGCATCAAGAGCCTTCGCCCGGTTCGACTTCCGGAACAGCTCGTACGACTCCAGCGACGCATCCCATACCTTGGCGTCAGGACCGAACGGATCGTCCTCAGCAGACTTCTTCAGGGCCTCCAGATCGCGCTTCCGGTCCGGATCCTTCGTCGACTCGATCGGGCCCTGCACGCTGGCCGAGATCCACGCCAGCAGTCCTTCGAGAAATTTCGGTGTAGGGTTGGCCAGAGCCTTGGTGTAGCTGATGGTGTCCTTCGACAAAAAAGCTGGTTGGTGCATCGCCAACCAGCTTCTTGAATTGATACCTGATGTCAACAGGTTTTCTCAGACGATCACATCAGCAAAGATCGGCCCTCCGTCCCCGTAGTGTGCACCCTCGACGTTGTACTCGCAGTACTCTTCCGCCTCGTCAGCACCCATCCCGTCCCGGTTGACGAAGATCTGGGTGATCCGGAACCGGTCGTAGATCAGATGCGTCTGGCCTTCGATCTCGGTGGATCCGACGATCGCAGCGTCGAGCCCGTCGAGCACGACGAGGTTGAGATCGTCCCGGGACTCCTTGAGTCGCTCGATGAGTTCTTTTGCAACCTTCTCCCGGATGCGGAGGAAGGATTTCGTGTCATTCGTCTGTGTGAACTTTTTCTGTGGCATGGGTAAATAATCAGTTGGCTGTGAGAGTTTGGATCTTGTGGAACAGGACGCAGAACCCGTGGGTGTCCTGCACACCGGCGAGCTCGGAAGGATTGACTGGAAAAACCCCACGACCAGGTAGCTGGGCCCAGGCCATCTCGGCCTCCAGACCCGCCTCTCGGCCGAGCGGAACGATCTCGTCGGGGCAGTACTCACGGACGTGGAATCGGTGGCTGTTGTGGCTGAGCAGGTAGTTCGGTGTGCTCACTGCAACCCAACGACGTGAGAACGAGGCGAGTTGTTGTAGGAACTCCACAGGGTCGTCGACATGCTCAAGAACGTCGAATGATGTGACGGCATCCCACTGGCCGGTGAAGGCAGAGAGCGGTGCATTGATGTCGGCAGGTGACCCCGGGAACGGCTCCTGAGTCGTCACTTTGATTCCACGGACCGACATGCGGGCCTTGGACTCGCACAGGCCTGCGCCGACGTCGAGCAGCGTGCAGTTGTTGAGGTATCCTGCTACTGCGTTCTGCCACTGTGCCTGGCAGTCCTCACGGCCGACTTTCCCGTCGACGACGGCGAGGTCGATCCAGTCTCCTGGTTGTTTCTTTGGACAGCGGAAGTTCATCGTGTGCTCTCCGATCCAAGTAGTGCAGCGTCAGCACGCTCGACGAACCCCTTCTGGCGCCGGATGAAGCCGACTCCGTCTTCCCGGACGGCCATGTCTCCGAAGCTGCGTGATACTGCGATTTCCATCGGTGTACAGGAGTCTGTGCAAACGATCGCTCCGCCTTTCTCCGCCAAATCGTTGAGCAGTTGTTCTGGTGTTTTTGTCATGTTAAAGTGGAGGAGGGTGCAGGATTCGAACCCGCGGGCGCTGCGAACGCCGTCCGATTTCAAGTCGGTTGCCTTAGACCGCTCAGCCAACCCTCCGTATTTCAGTTGATTTTGAGTACGAAGCCCTTGATATTCACCGTGACGTCGCGTCCGGTGAGGTCATGATGGCACTTCGATCCGATTGCACGGAGCGCAGCGCACTTAGAGTCAAAGATAGTTCCAGCCGGGTACTTCTCGTCAGGACTCTCGATCACGGTGACAGTCACCTTCACCGGACGGTTGACGGTTTCCTTGACCACCTTGATGAGTCGAGCGTTGTCCTTCAGAGCAGCTTCAAGTTGCTTGTACCTCTCCTTCATTTCATAGCAGAGACCTTCCTCGATAGACTTGTGGATCTTCTCCTGCGCGTCGAGCTTCACGATGAGCGATGAGCTGACATCCCGTTCGAGGAACAGGAGCCACCCTAGTACTGCCGTCGAAGCGAGTAGTACCACGATGATGAATGGTGTGATCATTGTTTTGTTGTTACTGGATTTGAAAGCCACCAGGGACGTCGTACGGTTTGTCGAGATCCTCGGCCTGTTGCAAGTAGATATTGTACGTGGCGCTGCGGCCGTACTTCGGGTGCACGAGGAAGAGCTTCTGGTCAGGTCCTGCATCGGCGAAGTTGCTGGCGTGGGCGTACTCGTCGTACCCAACAAACGCACCGTTGACGATGAAGTCACCGTTGGCGTGGGGGAGTTCGATGCGCTTGTGCTTGTCACCGACGCAGTAAATCTGCGGGACCTGACGGCCTGCCTTGGCGAACATCTGGGCGGTGGTGCTGAGCTGGCGTCCGATGCTGTGGATCGGGATCCCCATCGCCTTGTCGCCACCCTTCAAGTGGTCACCGTGACCCAGCCAGATCATGGTGTTCTCGACCATGAGCGTCTTGAACGGCTGCTCGGACAACTGGAACGTGATGTTCGGGATGTCCCGGGTGAGCGACTGGACGATGGCGTAGAAGAACATGTCCAAGTTGCTGAACCGGTTCTTCGTCGGCATCTTCTTCTGCGTGCCCCACCGGCCGTGGTTGCCGACCACCGTCTCGACCTGGATCGGGACGTACCGGCTGACGTTGCGCAGGAACTGTGCCACGACGTGCGCCCCGGCATAGACTTGCGTGAAGACTGTGTTCGCCTGCCCGGCCTCGGCCCCGTGGCTGAGAGATCCGTCGACCATGTCACCGAGCATGGCGATGATCAGCTTGTTGATCGGGGCTTGGGTGTGATCCAGCAAGATCGAGATGGTGCGCTCCTCCAGATGCTTCAGTCGGCTCATGAACTTCTGGAAGTTGTAGTCACCGAAGTAGAGAGTCTGCTCAGGTGCGACCACCTTTCCGATGTGCGTGTCGCTGAGAAGCAGGACTGCCGACTGCGGGGAGTGTCCAGACTGGGCCCGTTGGATCTCGACGTCCGGTGCTGGGTTGTAGGATTTTGGTGCTACCTCCCTGGCGATCTCGATGAGCCGGTCGGTGAGAGTTGAGTCACGGAGGATCTCGTCATACTTCCGACGTAGATCTTTGTACTGTCCGTTCCAATACTCCTGGGATCGTACAGACTTGTCCTCGGCAACGGTCGTTGGACGATCATTTTCCTTCGTAGCCTCAGGTGAAACAGCTGGCTCAGTCCTGACGAGAGTGTCGACTCCATCCACGCGCACGCGCTTGTACTTGCATCGGTACAGTAGACCTGCTGATCTCTTGTTGGATATACCGGGGATAGCCTTCCGGATTTGAGCCGGTGTGAGATCGGGGTTTTTTCTGAGCATTTCCCGGACGATTTCTTGCTTCGATTTGGACATAAGATGTGGGGTCTTCAGATCGACTCTTCTGGCTCTGTTTCGAGGGTTTCTTGAAGTTGATGCACCATGTCTGCGAACGAGATGGACTGTCCCTTGTAGATCCGTGAGAGCTTCACCGGATCAGTCTTGCTCATCGGGATGTAGTTCCCGTCGAGAGCGAACTTGGACTGTTCCTTCGTTGTGACCACCAGTGCTTGTAGCACCTCCATCGCAAGCTTGGCAAGACGTTCTTTACGAGCTGTGGTATGGATCGGAGACCCGGCAGGACCGACCATGTCGTCGATGCATGTTGGCCAGCTCATCCGGTCGACTTCCTCCAGCAGCTGCTGGCCAATGCTGACCCACCACGTCTCCTTGCCATCCGGCATGACGTAGCAGACGTTCTTGGCTGGTGTAACAGGGATGCCACGTTCTTCGAGCTGGAACCTGCATCGCTCCACCACCTCCTTGTTCTCGTACGCAACCTGGAGCAGGTAGTGCGGGCCGTGTTTCCAGGCCACGATCGACGGATGGAGTCCAACCACCTGCTGCACCTCCGCGGCAGGCCATTGGCGCTTCGGCCACCGCTTGGTGCCGATCTCCACCGTCTTCACCTTTGACGGAGCAACCGGTTCCACCTTGTTAGTCATGAAAAAGTCATCACTCATAGCACTCTCCTTCGTCTTTGTCGATGATCACCAAGCCCAGGTTGGCGGCGATCTCTCCTGCTTGGAGTGTGATTCCGAACTCCGTCCCGCTGCGCACGATGATGTCGTCATCCAGTCCGGTCTCCAGGACAGCCACCCATTCACCGTCGATCTGCTTCGGGACGCTCAGACTGGCCACTCCGTGAAGATCCTTGTTGGCTACCTGAAGCTCCACCAGACGACGGAGTTCCCCAGCCGTGGAAACCCATCCTGAGATGAGGCAGAAAACCCAACCCTCGACGAACTCGTGATCACACCGGCAGACCAGCGAGATCTTCCGGAACTGGCCGGTGCGCCACGCATCCGGGCCGGACCCGTCGTCGTCGAAGGCGATCAGGTCCAGCACGGTGTGATCGTGCGTTTCAGTGCGATGACGGAACGGAAGTACACCGTCGGTCTCCTCGGGTGGCAGGATGTGCAACGACATCCTACGAGCGTAGTCGTCGATTTCCGGCTGCGCCAGACCGATCAGTCCTTCGATGTACTTTTCCGTGTAAGTCATTGTGTCAGTCCAGCAGGTAGATCACTTTGTCGGTTTTGATCAGCAGCGAACCACACGGTTTCGTGGTGATGTGCTTCGCCGCCGTCAGCATCAGATCAGGTCCGTAGGCACCCTCATCGGCAGCGACGAGGAAGTCAAACGGATACTCCTCGCTGGTGAAGTCCAGATTGTCGGTGACACTGGGACCATCCGGACGTTGGATCCAGACTGTTTTGACGTCGTAGCCCTGCGCGTTGAGCCACGCAACTCCTTGCTTGAGCTCCTCGATTCGACGGACCCCCGGGATGACACGGCCTCCATCCTCTACCACGGCCTTGATCCAGTAGATCGGGTCGGTAGATGCCTTGTCGTCTCCGAGTGCGATCAGGTGATGGCGCAGGCCAAGAAGGGGGGAGCCCTTGACGTCTTTCTGCATCCCGACGAAAGCGGTCTCCATCGACTTGTAGAGCCAGTCGAAGTGCTCGGTGTTCTCCAGAATCTTCGTCTCCTTTTCAGATTTCTCCCGGCGCATTGCGTACTTGGAGATCATCGAGATCGCGACCTCGTGCGCCAGTTCCTGAAGGATCTGGACGGAGCAGGCCATAGGGGTCTGTCCGGTGACGATGCCGATCTGCGTTGCGATGCTGTCTTTTCCGTGCCGTGCCGGGCCGCAGATCAGGTAGATGGTTTCTTGTTTCATGGTGTTGTTGTGTTTCAGATTTCGATGGCGATCATGAACGCAGTCAGGAAGTTCTGACGGGCCTCTTCGATCCACATCGGCTGAAGGTCGAGACGGCTGGTGACGCTCCAGAGACTCTTGTCCGCCTTTCGTCCGAAGAGATTCTTGTGAAGCACAACGGTGTCTATCTCAGAAAGCAGTACTTGCTTGTCTGCCCAGTTGATCCCGCTCTCAACGCTGTGCGGGTCGATTCCGTACGCCACGTAGATGATGTCCTGGAGCCGCTTCTCGACATTCTGGTAGTCGTGAAGATTCTGCTTCAACGGAGTCGGAAGATCGTGCAGGTACGCCTCAGACGCGTCGTGAAGAAGGGCAGCAAGCTTCATCTTCGGCCCGACGATCCTGGACACGTTGATGCTGTGCTGCGCAACCGTGTACGTGTGCCGGGTTACACCGTTGAAACGGAACTGCCGGCTGAGGCCGAACGCGATGTCATGGATGTCGATGTCAGCAGGATTAGGGTCGATGACGTCGAAGAGTTTCCCGCTGAATGTGGTGATCTGGTTCTTCATGTGATGTGTTGTTTTTTGGCAGGCTCATCAGCATCGGTTTGCCGTTTCCGATGGACCGGTCGGGGGTCTAACTCCCCGGAGCCGGTTTCGCCGGTGTATTTTGTTCAGTGGACCTTTATTAGGGGCTGTTATCAGTACACCAGAGTTGCATCACCAAGCTCCTTGTCCCAGGCCTCGAAGATGTCGGCCGGGAGGGTGGCTTGGAGGGCGGCGCGGATCTCCTCCGGCGGAGACTTGCGCAAGATGTCCAGCAGTGCGGGGCGTTGCTCTTTGCTCATCTTGAGCCACTCCGTCGGGATCGCACTCATCCACTTCGGGGAGATCGGAGTCGCGGTTCTGGCCGGGGTGAACCGGTACACCTTGCTGCTGGCGTCGGCAGGGTTTTTGAGCGACGCCTTGATCGTGATCTCCCGGCCTTCGGTCGGGCTGAAGTCGAGGTCGAAATCCCCACCGGAACGGAACAGATCCCCGTCACCAGACGCGGCGCCTTGGTAGTTCGTCCCTGCGAAGTTGAAGACCCTGATCATCGGGACGGCGTCCTCACCGTCGGCCGGGCTGATCATCGTAGCGCACCAGCCGATGACGCGGGTTTTCGGACGGATCTTGAGATCCCCGGTGGGGTTTTTCTTCATGCTGTGAAAACGGGACTTGTACTTCTGGTACAGCCACTTTTCCAGCGTCTCGAACCATGGGCTGGAAAGGATGCTTCCGTCTGTGGTCTGGCCGTCAACCTTGGACTTCACCCCGATCACCTTGACGTTGATCGCGTTTCCGTCCTGATCCCGTCCACTGAACACCGGGAACAGCCGCACGGTTACCTCGGTGTTCGGCTTCACGATGAGCATGTTGTATGGCTTCCCGGAGAAGTCGTTGAACGGGCTGAGCCAGCGGGCCTTGCCGGTTTGTTTCGAATCGGCCGCGGCCTGAGTCGGAGTTTTTGGAGCGTTGAAGAAACCGTTGTCGTCGGACATGATGTGTGATTTGTTATTGCGGTTTTGGTTACTGATCAGAAAAGTTTGACTGGATTGATCCCGATGGTCGGGGAGATCCAGACCTCGACGTCGAGTTCCTGGGCCACCCGGACCACAGTGTAGAGCAGTCGGATCCCGGGGTTTTCCAGAGTGTCCAACTTGTAGAAGTTGCTGATGTTGTACCCGGGTGAAGCAGCGTCGTCGTCTTCGAACACGGTGTTCAGAATCGACGACAGCGAGACTCCCTTCTTTCCGGCTGCAAGTATCAGCACACTACGTACATCCCGGAGGGGCTTTCTCTCGTGCAGTTTGATTGTGATCTTCATCTGTGTTGTATGTTGTCTTGATTATCGGTCATGGGCAAGATAAATTTAGTAGAATTTTATGAACATAACTATCAACCGTTTACGGTGGCGTGGGAGCGGAACGGGATGGCAAAGCTGGAGATGATCGTGGCCTGAACTCCGAAGTTGGCCTCCAGAGTCTTGACCTTGTTGCGGCTGCACGACTCCAGCAGATACCGATCTTTCCCCTCGTATTCCTGTAATTGTCCTTCAATGACTGTGTGCAGCCTGGCCAGTTTGTCCTCACCGTCTGGCCGGACAGCACGCCCGCACTTCTGCACAAGACTGACCAGCTTGCTCCCGCCGTTGATGTCGACCACGTCGTAGATGGTGTTCATGTCGATGCCTCTGGAGAGGGTCTCTGTTGCGAAGACGATCTTGGTCCGGCCCTCGGCCATGGCAGTCATCCTCTCGGCCTTCTCCGCGTTCGTCAGACTGCCGTTCACGATGTAGATGCTGTCGATCAGGCAAGCCTCTTCCGAGAACTTCATCCCTCGGATCTGGCAGAGTTCCTTCACAACTCTTTTACAGTGACCGATGGTGTTGGCGAAGACGAGGATAGCCCCGCGACCCTCGGCTGCATTGACCTCCATGAGGTGATTGCAGAGGTACGCCAAGAAGATGTTCCGGGCCGGATTGAACTCCACTTCCCGCTGCATGATGTTGTACCCGCGCCACTCCCGCAGCCGGTGCGTCGGGATGATCCACTCCCGTCGATCCAAGCTCCAGCCAAAGATCTCCACAGGTGTCACGCGGCCGGTGTCCTGAACCTGCGTGTGACTCACGACACCGAGCGGGGCCCGGGTCGTCGCCAGCAGATCGGCCAGCAACCGGTCCAGTTTGCTCCAATTCTTTTGCCATGTGGCCGTGAAGGCAAATACGGCCTGCGGGTTGGTCCGCATCAGCGCGTTGATCCGCAGCATCGTGCAGCACTCGTGCGCCTCGTCGATTATGATCAGCTTTGCAGTCCGGATCATCTCGACCAGCTTGGCATCGTTCTCGTCTTTGACGGGTTTTTCGAGCTTGCTGTAGAGCGCGTGGCTCCCGCAGATGATCGTCGCGTCCTTCGGCTTTTTGACAAATAATTGACGTTTCTGGGCGGTGGTGAGCTTCCCACCGGTGCAGCCTTGTAGGTTGACCTTCTCGCCGGTCATCACCGCCAGCTTGCTCGCCAGCTGCTGGCTGTCACCGCTGGCCGCAGATGTCACGATGGCCGGACGGAGATCCGGGAACGCTGCAAGGTGCGCGGCGATGATCACGGTCTTACCTCCACCCATGCCGTAGTCGTAGGCACCGCTGCGATGCTGCTCCAGCCCGTCCGCCATGGTGCCAACCTGGAGCGGCTCCAAGCGGATCCTCTCCGGCATGGCAGCCGGGTCGTTAACCTTGGCCGGGTTCGGGTACGCCCGGGCAATAGCCATCCAGTCCGGCTCCGGGTATTTCCGGAGGACCGTCGTCACGTCCTCACCCATCTTCCCAAGGATCTTCTCGGCTTCTGACAGCTTGCCCTTCGGCAACGTCAGGGTCGTCCCGTTGCTCGTCATCATGCTGATCAACACGTCAGCGGACTGACCGGTAGGAGAGAAAGTCTTCGTCGGGTAGACACCGAGGTCCTTCAGCAGATTTCCGATCTCTTCCATTGACCCTACTGCGAGTGAGCAGTCGATCTCTATTGTCCAAGGTTTTTCGGTGATTGTGATCATGTTGTTTTTTGTGGCAGGCTCATCAGCGGTGGAATGCCAATCCACCGGACCGGCAGGTGCCGGTTTCGCCTACTAGGTAATTAAGGTACACATACCGGTAATTATGGTGTCCCCAGACCGTAGGTTTTTGATAATCCTACCAACACTTCCGTCTTTACGAATCAAATGCATATCCACTCTAATCCTAGAATATAGGATTTTTCCAAGATCGGAGATAGTCTCACACTTAACTTTATCCTTAAAAGGTGTATATGAGGCAACATTTGTTACCTTTCTACCTTTAATACTTCTAAGGCTATCTATATAGATGATTTTACCTTTGAGTTTTTTATTAGATACGTAGATTCTGACAGCTTTTGTGATCATATTGAACTGTGTTAACTGTTTTTTGTGGCAGGCTCATCAGCGCCGGAATGCCAATCCGACGGACCGGTCCGGGGTCTAACTCCCGGTTTCCGGTTTCGCCTTCAGATCCTGAAGAATTTGATCGGATCGCTGTACTCGCTCCCCATCAGCGCGACTCGGTACGTGTCACCGTCGATCTCGACGATCTCGCCGTTCTCCAGCTCAGGGGCAGCTGCGATTGCTGCGTGCTCGGCTGCCAGCTTCTCAAATTTCCCCGGGTAGTTCTCGGTGATGACGGCAGGGCTCTGGAGCGTCCATGCCCACTCGGTAGACCGGCACATCTCAGCGTCACGTTTTACCGAGGCATCTACTTCGAGCTTGATCGCACGTTCCATCGACATCTTCTGTCCGACCCTAATACCGTACTTACGGAGGTTGTCCGAGACATAACCCCTGAGTGTGCAGATCCGGATCTCTTGGGTGTAGACCGGAAAACCTTTGCCGCGGACGAGTTGATCGTGATGTAGTGATTTCATTTGTTCGATTGGTTGTACATCTACTCTTGTCGTAAAATCTTACTAGAGCAAGTTTTCTTCTGCACTATTTTCACCGGCGTACAGACTTGTACCGGATGCTCCATCCGCCGGCTTTGTGCTTCATGATCGGGGATCCGTAGTTCGGGTCGATCTCGAAGTCTGCTGCGGGATAAACCCGGCCGTGCATGACGTAGTCTCCGTCAGCGTTGATTTCGATCGTGACGTTCTTGTCGGCGATCTCTCCGGTGTAGTCGAAGAGGGTGGCGTTCTTGATGGTTTTCATTTTTTGGATCGGTTGGTTGTTTCGATACCCTTCACTTTGCCGTAAAATTCTACGGAAGCAAGTTTTCTTCGTCACTCTTTGGTAAAAAAAGTGTCAACAACTCAGACGACGGCCTTGAGGGCCGGAACCTCTGGCGCCGGCCGCAGCATCTGCTCTTTGGCCATTTCCACCGCGGCATCACCGAGGGTTTTGCTGCGCATGAAGATCACTTTGCAGTCCACCCGGGCCCGGCTGATCCCGACGTACGCCAGCGACCGGTTGAGCATTCTGCTCGGCCACGGCACCACCAGCACCACTTTGTCCCATTCTGACCCTTGGGCCCTGTGGATCGTGATGCTCTCGGCGTGCATAAGCATACCCTTGCAACAATCGAGCTGGGCCCCGGCCTGGATCCTCTCCAGAGCCTCTTGAGAAAACCCTCCATCCCCCTTGAGCTGATCGACGGTTTTGAGGTTCTGGGAGGTTTCCCACATGTCTGCCGGGACATTAACCCTGTACGTCCGGCCGACGGAAAACCCAGTCTCGGCGTCGAGAGGTGTGACGACATGCGTCCTGGTTTTCGGCAGCCACTTCTCGTACCGCGCCAACTGCCCGTTGAAAACCCCGTTGGCGTGATCGGAGATGAGGATCCGGCAGAGATCCCCCTTCCGCAGAAATGCTCCGTCCGTGTCGCACATGCGATGAGAACCCTCTGCCTCGAAACGCTCCCGGCTGTGCAAACCCCCGAAGTGCAGGGCCAAGGCGTTTGTGCTTGCCAGCACCTGGTACCCATCCCGCATCAACCCAACAACCCGATCCGTCAGGCTGTCCATGTCGTCAGCAACCTCGGTCGAAAACCCCGGACCATTCTCCGGCCACCTGCCACGATCCAGAATCTGTCC